TGTGCAGTTCAAAGTCGGACAGACGTATGGCGAACCTGTACAATTTATCAGCCGTGTCGATGATGATAGAGTAAATAAAGCTGTCGATATGTTGAACGACTATATGGCAGATGCAAACAAACAGGAAAAAGACATCAAAGCCGGAGAGTGGCAATCGGCAACTGGAACGTCATTTAAGGCGATCATTCCGAAAAAAGGCGAGATTCCGTTTATCATAACTGCACCGACACCACTTAATACTTTCATGATTTACAACGAAAATACGGAGGAGCCAGTTCTTGCAGTCCAAGAATTAAAGGACGAAGACGGAAGATGGTACAAGTTAGCATTTTCGGACACAATGTCATTTAAGATCATGGATGGAAATGTGGTTGAGACAAAGCTACATACATACGGCTCTATTCCGATTGTGGAGTTTCCGAATAATCATGAAAGAATCTCGGATATCGAGTTGGTAATCGGATTGTTTGATGCAATCAACAATATGCAATCAAACCGTATGGATAGTATTCAGCAGTTCGTTGAGTATTGGGTAAAATTTGTGAATTGCGAGATTGACACAGAGACGTTCGAGAAGATGAAAGAATCTCATGCGTTGGTCGTTAAATCAATAAATAAAGATAATAAATCTGATGTCGACATTATGACACAGGAGCTTAACCAAACGCAGTGTCAAGTTGCTAAGGAAGATTTGCTTGATAATGCGCAAGCGATCTTAGCAATACCGAATAGAGAATCGCAAAATTCCGGCGGAGATACACAAGGAGCTGTATCTTTGAGAGCCGGATGGGACTTCTCAAAAGCAAGGGCAAAGCAAAAAGACCCGATTGTTAAATCTGCCGAAAAAAGGCTTGCGATGGTAGCGTTAAGTGTTTTGAGAATATCTGGAAATGATTTGAAATTATCAAAAAGAGATTTTGATGTTCAGATAAGCCATAGTCCGCTTGATAATCTATATACAAAAACGCAAGCATTGGCACAGATGTTACAATCCGGTGTAAATCCTAGAGTGGCTGTTGCCACTTGCGGATTGTGGGGAGATGCGGAAAAGGTTTACTTACAATCTCTTCCGTATTTTGATGCTTTGTACAAAACAATAGACATGGTAAGCAAAGAAACAAAGGAACAGCAAATTTAATCGCTGTTCCTTGATTTTACATATTCGGTCAAAACGCTAACCATTAAATTATTCAAAGATCGCATATCGCATTTTGCGATAGATTCGAGAGAAGATTTTAAATCTTTTTCCATAACGATAGTCGTTTTAATTTTTTTATTTGAAATTTGACCTTGTGCCATATCATCACCTCTTTTTATTATTATAAATTGCTGTATAGTAATTGTCAAGTTACTTGCAAGTTGCTAGCAACCGTGATATAATAATAAAAAAGGAGTTGATATAAAATGGAAAAAGCTAAACACTATACTCACGGTCTAACAGGAACAAGAGTATATAAAACTTGGGAAAGTATGAAATCTCGATGTTATAACAAAAATGACGGCAAATATAGCAAGTACGGCGGCAGAGGAATAAGAGTTTGTGATGAATGGCTTGGAAAGCACGGCGCAAAGAATTTTGCAGAATGGGCGTATCATAATGGATTTGACGAAAGCAAGAAGCAGAAAGAACAAAGTATAGACCGAATAGACGTAAATGGGAATTATGAACCGGGTAATTGTAGATTTACAAATGCAAAGGTTCAAGCGAACAATAAAACAAATACAGTGTTCTTGGAATATGGTGGAAAAAGGAAAAGCCTGCAAGAGTGGGCGGAAGAAACAGGAATTAAAGAAGGAACTATAAGATGGCGATTAAATAACGGATATTCCACAGAGAGAGCGTTGACAGAAAAGGTCAGAAAAACAAAAGGAAGCGGGAGAAAATACGTTAATTATAAAGGAATCGTAAAAACGGTTTCGGAATTTTCAAGAGATTTTGGATTTGAACCCAAAATAATATATGCAAGATTAGAAAGAGGATGGACGATTGAAAGAGCGTTAGAAACTCCAATCGGTTTCGACAAATGGCACAAGCAAAAATAAGAATGGAAATAGAGCAGACATTGAGAAATCAATGCCTGCTTTTATTTTATAAATTTTGCACCTATGCGGTAAATAGGAGAAACTCGGCAGGAGCGACCTGCGGTATCAAAAGCGTGAGTTTACGGAGGTAATTATGACAAGAGATGACGTATTGAAACTATTTCCGGATGCAACGGATGATCAGATTACTAATCTGTTAAATCAGAACAATTCAGAAGTTGCGACGGAGAAGAACAAGGCAAAGCAGTACAGGGAAAAGGCTGGTACAGCGGACGAGTTACAGAAGAAACTCGATGAATTGGAAGCTGGAAACCTGTCAGAAATCGAAAAGGCAAATAAAGCCTTGGATGCGGCTAATCAGCAGATTGCAGAGTTGCAGAAAAATAATGCAATCAGAGATCAGAGAGAAGCGGCAATGACAAACTTCAAGATTTCTGCTGAACAGGCAAAGACAGTAGTCAAGGACGATGGAAGCCTTGATTATGAATCTCTTGGAAAGATTATGTCCGACAAAGAGACAGCCGCTGCACAAGCAAAGGAACAGGAGATTGCTAAGAAACAAGATGTACCGGGCGGTGGAAGTGCTGGTGGCAAAGATAAAGATAAGACAGCAGATGTTGAAAATGCAGAAAAAATAACATTTGGCAATCCAGCATCTAATTCAGAAGCAAAAAACAGTTATGTGATTTAACAGGAGGTAGAGACGATGGGAAAACCAATCGTAAGAGATTTTTCTCAGGAAAAAGGAATTTTGAAGTTTTTTCCGTATGAAGGCGCAGCGTGCCTTGTAACACAGGCATCCGTATCAAGCCCGGACGAAAACGGAAGAAAAATTGTAAAAGCTGGCACGCCGTTCCCAAGCAACGACGAAAACTGCGTTGGATATTTACTCCACGACGTTGATGTGACACAGGGAGATGCTCCGGGAACATATGTATATCAAGGAACGATTGATTGGACTAAGGTTACAGGACTTTCAATTACAGACAAGGCAAGATCGGCAACACCAAGAGTAACATTCTATGGTGCGCCGGCAATTAAAGCTACAACAGAAAGTGTTTAGGAGGTAGAAGAACATGGCATTACCATTATCAGAAGCATTCACAGCGAGAAGCCTTGGCGTGATGTGGGATAACTATCAAAAAACATTAGGTTCTGCCCCTTACTTAGGCAGACAAAAGTTCGGAACGAGAAAGCAGAGTTCTCTTTCTCTTAGATTCATTAAGGGAAAGAACGGACTTCCGGTTTCATTAAAGGCATCTAACTTTGATGCACAGGCAGAGTTGAGAGATGTTGGAGGTTTCTCTGACATTCAAAATGAAATGCCTTTTTACCGGGAATCATATATGGTTACCGAGAGAGAAGAGCAGGATTACGACAACTACAGAAGCGCAGAAAATTCAAGCCTTGCAAATGATGTCCTTAGAGAAATCAGCAAGAAACCTATGAACCTCATCGAGGGCGCGCTTGTTGTACCAGAGAGACAGATTTGGCAGTTGCTTGCACCGGAAGATGGTATTCCAAGAGTAAAGGTCGTTATCGACAACAAGCCATATTATGTTGATTATACATCGGATGAAGGAGCAGAACATAAACAAAATCACTTCAAGGCTATTACAGGAACAAGCACATGGGATAAGCCTTCAACAGCGGCACCTCTTGATGATCTGATTACAGCACGTAGAGATTTCGCAAAGGCTACAGGCTATTCTCTGACAAGATTCACCATGAACACCGAGACATGGGAGATGGTACTCAAGGCAGAGGACACAAAGAAACAGGTGCTTGGTATCACAGCTTATAATGGCGGTATCAGATTGCAGCAGGCACAGGTTACAGAGTATCTTCGTGGATACGGAATCGAGATTGAGGTATACGACAAACTGTATATTGATGAAACCGGAACAACCAAATATTTTGTGCCAACAGGAATTGTATCTGCACAGACAGCAGGCGTTTTCCTTGGCGATTATGTATTTGGTAAGACACCAGAAGAGAGAAGCGGAAGTCTCACGGACGGAAATCTGTCTATTGTCGAGACAGGTGTATCTGTTTACACATACGCAACAAATCATCCAATCAATACTCATTGCGTAGTATCTATGATTGGTCTGCCTACATTTGAGGGAATGGATAGCGTGCTTGTAATGAAGGTTAAGGAGTAGCCTATGATCGCTGAATACGGCATTAAATATAATGGCGTGTGGTATCAAGCTGGAGATGAGATTGAAGAGGAAGTGGATAAAAACACTTCCTCTGATACTTCTGACTTTATGACGCCGCCGTCAAAAAATTTTACAAAGACAGAAATTAAGCGTATGCCTGTTGGAAATCTTAGAGAACTTGCTTCTGAATACGGAATTGAAGATGCAGAAGAAAAAACAGGCGAAGAGCTGAAAGATTGTTTGATTAGCGTTTTGGGCTTATAGGAGAATAAATATGACAACATTAGAACAAGTCAAAATTCGATTGAAACAATTTCATATGGAGAAAGCTGACGGAAAAGATGTTGTTGTGTTTGATAAAATCGAAAACAATCCGCTTATTGAACAACTAATTGAGCAAGCAAAAAAAGATGTTATTGCAAAGCGGTGTTACCCTGATTCTTACACGCAGGAAATGATTGAAGAAGATATGAACTCTTTTGAGGGTGTCATAGTAAACCTTGTTGTGTACGACTATTCACAAGCTGGCGAGAACTACATGACAAGCTATTCAGAAAATGGAGTATCACGCCATTGGAGAGATAGAGACAGCTTGTTTGTGGGTGTATATCCGTTTGTAAAGGCATTATAAAAGAAGATTGTGCGTTATTGTGTTTGCAGTGCAGATGCGGTAGCAGGCGGTGTGCATCAAGGGTGGTGGGCGGCACATCAACTAAAAGAAAATAGGAGCTACAGAATGAAAGAGTTTTTGTTACAGACATATACAGTCGTTCTTCCGATAATGCTCGGATATATTGTCTGGCTTCTAAAGCAACAAAAGAAAGATAAGGATGCAAACAGCAAAGGAACAATGTTACTTTTGCGTGTGCAGCTTATAGAGTACCACGATAAATACGTTTCGCTGGGAGAGATACCATCTTACGCATATCAGAATTTCTCTGAAATGTACGACGCTTATCACGCTCTTGGCGGAAACGGAATGATAACAAAAATGTATGAGGAAATTAAGCAAATACACTTAAAGAACGGAGGTAAAGAATAATGCAGGAATTATTAAGCAACGCAACTATTTTACTTGCTGTAGTTGGAGGTTTAGCATTTACTGTGTCTGTAATTACACAGGTAATTAAAGGCATATTTAAGAGTGTACCAACAGACCTGGTTGTATTTGTGCTTTCAATCGCTCTTACTGTAACAGCGTTCATCGCTTATATGCAGTATATCAAAGCTGAAATGCTATGGTATATGATCGTTGCATCCGTTATTGCCGGATTTATTGTTGCATTTGTCGCCATGTTCGGATGGGAAAAGCTATCTGAATTATGGAAGCGTTTCGGTAAGGATGTGAAGTAAATGTCGTTGGAAATCAACAAGCAAAAGATGATGTATTCACTTAGCCTTGGATTGCAACCGCAGTACAGACGCGACGACGATGGAAATATTATATATACCGGATATACGGATGATGATGGCACATTTATTCCATATTTGGATGAAGATGGAAATAAAATACCAGAAGTAACAGGAGAACCGATTGAAGCATATACGGAGCCTGTTATTTTTTATTCATCCATAAGCAACAAGTTAAGCGAAGCAACAGCTAAAGAGTTCGGAATCGACGATTCCACCAACTATGCGCAGCTTGTTACGGACAAAAACGCATTTCCGCTTGTAGAAGGTGCATTGATATGGAAGCGGTCGGAAGTTGGCTATAAGGATAGCGACAAGACGATCATTGATTCGACGTCGGCAGATTACATCGTCAAGGGCGTAGCGGATGAAGGATTGACAGTTGACCTTTATCTGTTGCGTAAGAATGTGAAAAACGCGGAGTAGGTGATGGCATGGCACGTAAAAAGACAATCAGCATGAATTGTCTGTCTCAATCAAGCATTCAGAACGCGATAAAACAGCTTAGAGCGTATCAAGATAGTTTGACATATAAATGTCAAATGGTCGCTCAAAAGTTGGCTGAGAAGGGCGTAGAGATTGCGAGAGTACAGATCGCAGACCTTGATGCAGTATTCACTTCGGAACTTCTTTCAAGTATTCATTATGAATATGAAGGAATTACAAAAGGCGACGGTGTATGGGCGGTTGTGGCTGGTACAGATCATGCGATGTTTGTTGAGTTCGGAACAGGAATTGTAGGTCAAGAGCATCCTTATCCGGGAGAATTTCCGGATGGAGTAACGTGGGATTATGCGAGTGGTAAGACAATTAGGCAGGCTATGCAAGACATATCTATAAATGGAGATACATTTGTTAAGGCTGGCGAATATTATTGGACTTACATCGGAGATGATGGAAAACTGCATATCACAAAGGGTATGCCAAGCAGACCATTTATGTATTACACATCTCTTCAACTCATGAAGTTGGTCGAGAAAACTGTAAAAGAGGTATTCAAGAATGGATAACATTTGGGCTTATGAAAATGAAACAAAGGTTTTAGGTATTCTTAATTCGTATGCCATCCCAAAGTTAAGAAAGAAATTTCCAAAAATGAAATGGCAACAAGGAGTTACAATCACAAACCTTGAAAGCAGATTATCGAAGCCAACATTTCCGACAATTTACGTTCACGAATTGCCCGGAACAGAGCAAGGACGGACGTTAGACGGGCAGAATATCAACGGAGTTTTAACCACGTTTGAGGTTCAGACGTTCACAAACACGTCACAATACGATGCGAAGATTATGCTTGCAATAGTTGCAGACGTATTTAAGGCAATGAGGTTTGAGGCAACATCAATGCCGGAATTTAAGTCTGAAGAAAAAGTATATAGAAGCGTTGCGAGATTCAGAAGAATACTTGGAGCAAATGATAGATTGATGGGAAAATAATTTAAGGGCCTGTTTTGGGTTCTTTTTTTATGCATATTTTTAAGGAGGTATAAACATGGCAGCATCAGAAGTAGCAGGCGTAAGTACGCTTGGCGTAGTATTTTGTTACGCAGTAGAAACAGAAGCTGGAGTAAAGCCTACAACAGGCTGGAAGGAACTTAGCCGTATCAATAGTATTGATGCAATCAGTAGTGACCCGGAAGCTATTGACGCATCTGCACTTAAGGACAAAAAGACAAGAAATATTCCTGGCAGAGATACTGTATCAGATACAGTACAGGTTACTGTCAATAAAACGGACGCAACAATCAAGGAATGGAAAGATTGCATCTCTGCATACCAAGGACTTGATGGCGGTAAGAGAATGTGGTTTCAAGAGATCACACCGGGTCTTACCAACGCGGAGTTTTATGTAGCAGCACCGCCAAGCGGACTTCCAAAGACCGCAAAGGAGCAGAACGGATTGCTTACAATGGAGATTCCACTTGTTGTAGATGAAATGATGGATGATGCGGTAGCAATTCAACCAGCGGGGGAATAATAAGCCAGTTACAGACAAATAAAGCAAAGGCTGTTGTAGCTGGCGATAGTGATAAAACAGCCGACGATTATTCATCATATTATGCTGAATAATATAATTTGTTGCACAGAAAGGGCGGACTCCGGTCTGCCCCTTTCCTATGTAAAAGACATAGGAGGAAAGGTAAAAGGTATTAAAATATGAAAACAATTACAGTTGATAACAAGGAATATAAGTTAAAGTTTGGCTTTGAATCTGTCGAGGTTGGAGACTTGGTTCAGAAAATGTTCGAGATTAAGTCTGGTACATATGCAGTGCGATCTATGCAAGCTGGCAACGAACTTGTGGTTGCAATGCTTGACAATTCTTCACAGATGCTTGCAACAATCCCTAAGATTTGCGCATTGGCGTTCTACGCTGGTATGCTTGCAAACAATCCGGTGTCAGAGGATGAAGCTAAAACTTTGTTAAAGAAATATATGGAGAAGGAAAAGCTGTCGTTCACAGACGTTTACAACGACGTCGTATATCCATGCATGGAGGATGATGGTTTTTTCTTGATGAGCGGAATCGACAAAATGATCGAGATAATGAATCGGTTGCTGAATCCGGAGGAACAGGAGAATCCAAAGGTGGTTCCGCAGGATCACAAGAAGCCAACTTCAAAAGCATCCACGAAGTAATATGGAAGGGGTTTTTCCCATCTGCATATGCGATGGGAATATCCTATGAGGATTTTAAGCATATGAACCCTAAAGAACTAGAATATGTAAAAGACGGATACATTAAAAAAATCCAGCAAATTGACTACATGAATTGGTTGAATGGGCGATATACGATGCAAGCGGTAGCGGTTGCGATAGAAGCAAACTTCGCTAAAAATCCAAAAGGAAAATACTACGAGAAACAATTCTTAAGTCGCATAGAAACCGAAGAAGAACGAGTAGAGCGACTTCGTAAGGAATTTGCTCTAAAGATGGCTACTATGCGTGAAAATTTTAATTTAAGGAAAGAGAAGCAAAGACTTAAAAAGATTACAGACGGTGCATAATTCGCACCGTCTTTTTTACTATGTGACAGAAAGTTGGTGGAATCGTGGCAGACTTGCAAATTAAAATCGAAGCGGACGCGCAAAAGGCGAATAACGAAATCGACAAACTCATAAATAAATTGGGTGTTCTGTCTAAATCCCTCGGCAGTGTAGACACGAAAGGCCTGCAAAAGCTGGCTAGTGGCGTGAATATACTTAGTGGAGCGATGCAGAACTTTCAAGGCGTGAAACTGTCCGATTTTACGAGAATTGCCAAAGGAATACAGAAGTTTGAAGCGGTGGATGGAACAAAGCTATCGCAGTTATCAAGCACGTTGACACCGCTTGCAAGTGGAATTGCAACGCTTAGCGGTTTAAATTTTGACAACAAAGGTCTTGTGAATTTTATAAATTCAATTACAAGGTTGTCAAATTCAAATGTGAGCGGTCTTAACTCCGTGAATTTTGCACAGTTAGGGGCGAACATAAATCAACTTACATCCGCGCTAAGTAATTCTAAAAGTGTTGCAAGTAACACAATCCAAGTTGTAAATGCGGTGTCGAGATTAGCAAGTGCCGGAGCAAATGCACAGGCAACAAGCACAGCATTACCGCTTTTAGGTGCAAACCTTAAAAGACTTATAAATTCGTTGTCAAAGGCTGGCGTTGTATCAGAGAATACAATACAGTTTGCATCGGCGTTAGGACTTCTTGCATCTGCTGGAAACAGAACCGCACAGACCGCCGCAAATCTTGATGCACTTGCGGAAGCATTAAAGCGGTTTATGCAAACGATGTCAACCGCACCGACAGTTAATGCGAATATTATCCAAATGACACAGGCAATCGGACAGCTTGCGTCGAATGGAAATCGTGTCGGAAGTGTGACACGCGGACTTACGTCGTCTTTAAATAGTTGGGGAAATTCTGCAAAGAAAGCATCGAAGCATTCATTTAACCTTGCATCGGCAATCGGTAAAGTATATGCGACGTATTGGATGTTGTTCAGAGCGTTAGGGTTATTCCGTAAAGCAATAGATATAAGCGGTGCTTTGACAGAGGTTCAAAATGTCGTTGCACATTCTTTTGGACCATCTATGGATAAGGTCGAAGAGCAAGCTAAGAATGCAATTTATACGCTTGGAATGTCTGAATTGTCGTTCAAGAAATATGCATCAACATATCAATCAATGGGCCTTGCTATGGGTATCACAGCAAAGCAGGTCGGAGATGCGAACAACTTCCTTGCAAAGTCCACAGATGGCTATGTACAAGCATCCGACGATATGGCAGATGTTTCTCTGAATCTGACTAAGTTGGCTGGAGATATTGCATCATTTTACGACAAATCACAAGTCGATGTTGCGGAAGATTTGCAAGCGGTATATACCGGCATGGTCGTTCCACTTCGTAAATATGGTCTTGACCTTACACAGGCAACTTTGAAGCAATGGGCGTTGAATAATGGCATGAACGCAAACATTGATAGCATGTCACAGGCTGAAAAGACTATGCTTCGTTATCAGTACGTTATGTCGCAAACCACAATGGCACAAGGCGATTTTGCAAGAACCGCTGATACATGGAACAACCAAGTGCGATTACTTGGAGAGAATTTTAAGAGGCTTGGTGCTATATGGGGTAATGCCGGCATCAATATGTTAAAGCCTTTGCTTCAAGCACTTAATAAAGGCTTGGATGCGGTTATCAATTTTTCGGAAAATATTGTTAATGCTTTAGGTGCGATATTCGGATGGAAATTGGAAATCCAACGTGGCGCACTTGCAGATGATTTCGAGAATGCAGCAACGGGCGCGGACGACCTTGCGTCCGGCACAGGAAAAGCGGCTGATAATGCAAAAAAGTTGAAGCAACAATTACAAGGCTTCGACGAACTGAATGTACTGAATACGCCTAACGATAGTTCCGGTGGTAGTGGTGGTTCTGGTGGTAGTGGCGGTGCATCTTCCGGTGGTTCAAGTGGTGGAATGAAGTTTAACGTCACAGAGACAGACGGACTTTACAAGAGTGCCATTTCTAACCTTAGAGGACTCGGAGAATACATCGGAATAAATCTGACGAAAGAACTTGAAAGCATTGATTGGGATAGTGCTTACAAGGGTGCGGAGAATTTTGGAAAAGGATTGGCAGACTTTTTAACAGGTCTTATATCTCCACAGCTTTTCTACGCAACAGGAAAAACTATTGCAAATTCGTTAAACACTGCAATTACTGCATCACTTAGTTTTACAGATAACTTTGATTTTGACGACCTTGGATTGTCCATTGCGTATGGAATAAACGGATTTTTCCAAAACTTTGATTTTAAGAAGTTTGCAAAGGCTATCAATGGTTGGGTAGATGGAATCGAAGATACAATATTTACTGCCTTAAAAAATATATCATGGTCGGATGTATTAAAAGGTGGTGTTGATTTCCTTACCGAATTAGACCTTGATACGGTTGTAATTGCCATCGGTGCTTTTAAATGGATGCATGGCGGTAAAGAGATTGCCACAGGCGTGTTAAAGAATTTGCTTGCAAAGGAAATATCAACAGGAATTGGAGATAAAACTATTCCTCTTAGCAAGGCAATTTCTATCTCAATTACGACGGCGGTAATTGGATTTAAGGTCGGCAATTGGTTGTACGAAAACACCTCGTTTAGTAAATTTGCAGATGCGGTTGCAAAGTGGTTGGTTGACAAAGAGGGAAATGTAAACATTGTAAAGGCGATAAGTCTTACGATCGCTTCTCTTGGTGTTGCAATTACGGCTGTCAATCTTACATCGGCTGCAAAAAATGCAATAACAAATGCGATAGTTACGCATTTTGCATCTTCTTCCGTAGGAAATGCGGCAGGAGGTGGTTTGCTTAGCGGAATGGCGGCTTACTTTAAAACAAGTGCTGCGGAGGCTTCTTTAGGACAAATAGGAATTGCGATTGCAGCAGGTCTTGGGCTTGGAGAGTTGATTGGAAAACAAGTGAATACAGGTCTTGCATCTCTTGCAGAATCACTTGGAGACAGCGAATTGGCTTCATATTATAGAGAATATGATACGCCGTTCAAAGCCATAAAAGGATTGGTAGAAACAATTAAAGAAGGACATACTAGCATAGGAGAACAGGTAGCAGAACAAATAAGCAACATAAAAATTATGGAGCAAAAAATATCAGAGCTACCGCCACAAGTGCAAAAAGTATGGAAATCCGTTGCAATGGGTGAAAAACCATTAAAAAGCATAGGAAAAACAGGAAGATCTTCTTTTGGTGTGCTTAGTGAAGCAATCGAAAATGCTTCATGGAAAATGACTGAAAAATTCAGCGGATTTTTAAAATTGATTCCTGGATATGTGGAACAAACGGGGAAAGATGTCGATGGAAAGACTAAAAACGGATTAGCCAATGTTGGAGCTTCTGTTGCAAATGGGAAAAATCAAATAACGTCGCTTGTTAAGCAGACTAAAAATAGTGTAGTTTCCGATTACAATAACATGAACAACAGCGCATCTAACAGTGTCAAAAATATGTCACAGAATACGACATCAAGCGTACAAGGAATGGCTGGGTCGGTTGTAACAAGTATTCAAGGAATGGCAGGAAATTCTACAAACAATTTTTCTGTTATGACTAAAAATGCTACAAGCTCAGCTAATGGTATGTCGTTGTCTGTGATTAATGCTTTAACAGGAATGAAGAACAGTTCTGGCACAACTCTTAATGGCATGGCAACCGATATGGCACAGAAATTTGCTAAGATGAAAGTAGATTCATCAAACGGTGGAAAGAACGTGACTAACGCATTTGTTGGCGCTTTAGGAGGACTTCGTGGTGGAGCAAATAATCAATGGGGCGGTGTTGAATCCGATACAAGAAAACATACAAAGAATACGAGCGGAATAATTCAACGTGAGAATTGGAATCCGATCGGAGCGAACCTTGTCAACGGACTTAGAATCGGCTTAACAAACAAATGGAATAGCACGGGTCCAGCCGGGCTTGTCGGCGGTATCGTGTCTCTTGCAAGAGGATTGACATCCGCATTAAAACGTGCGTTTGGTATTCATTCTCCGTCTCGATTATGGAATAAAGAAATCGGTCAATTCTTGCCACCCGGCATCGGTTTGGGTATGGAAAGTGCCATGCCTAAGTTGTTAAACGATGCAAGCGGAATGGCTACTGATTTGACATCTGCGTTCAACACATCATTGCAGTTTACAGACCCATTGCAAGACTTGGCGGATATGTCAGCGGATATTGCATCATCAATCAATACAGATGTGGCAACAAGCACGTCGACAGTTATTGATACCGGTCGGATGTCAACAGACATTGCAAGCGGAATTGTAGATGGAATGTCAATGTCACAGGCAGATCAAAACCGATTATTACGAGAACAGAACGAATTACTTAGACAGTTGCTTGCGAAAGATACAGGTATATCATCAAACGATATATTCGAGAGCGTGAAGCGGTCAAACAGACAAGCGTACAACCGGACAGGTACAAATCCATTGTTATATTAAGAATTTATAGGGTAGGCACGTAAATGTGTCTGCCCTTTTTATGTGAGGTGGTTAGATGGCATATAAAGGCTATTTAATTAAGATTGGCAATTACATATTTCCGCTTTCGATGATTAAGGCAGAAAGCTACAAGGCAACGAATTACGGACAAGACTTGGATTCAACACGTGATGTAAATGGAATTTTACATAGAACGGCTTTGGAAAATACTGCACCGAAAGTTGAATTTGAGACACGAAATATGCTTGATAATACGCAGGTGTCAAGCATTTTTGCGAATATTCAAGCCAACTATACAAATGCAGTTGAGAAAAAAGCAAGTGTTGAAGTATATGTGCCTGAATTAAATAAGTATGTGACAAGTGATATGTACATGGCTGATTTTGAACCGACTATGTACTTTGCTGATGAAAAGGAAATCAAGTATCTATCAACAAGAATGGCATGGATTTCTTATGGAGTAAAAACAGTATGATTAAGATTTCGGAAGATATTAAAAAATTATATATCAAAGATGGAACGCCAATCGAATTAGAATTGAAATTTAAGGATAATGCATTTCCAACGATTAAAGGTTCGGACGTGCTTTCAGAGCAAATGACATTGCACGAATCAATTTGTGAAGAAGAACAGTTGAAATTTGGCGGTTGTAATGCATCCAGCTTTGAATTGACAGTATTCAATTTGAATAGCGGAATTAAAGGATATGAAATCGAGCCGGTACTTATCACCAAAAAAACAGAGATTCCGTTGGGCGTGTTCTACGTGGAAACGATTGAGAAATATGCTGGCAAAGACTATAAGAAACTGACCGCATACGATAAAATGCGGTATTTCGATGTTGATGTTAAAGATTGGTATGACAGCCTTACATTTCCTATCAGCGTTAAGAATTTTAGGGATAGCCTTTGCAATTATGTCGGAGTGGAGCAGAACGATGTCACGCTGATTGCAGATAATGTAATGCTTACCAAAGAGCTTGATTCGTCAAACGGAATCAACGGACTTTCTCTGATGAAACAGATATGTGAAATTAGCGGTGTGTTTGGTCGGATGGATAGATATGGCAAGCTTGATTATTTGTCACTTGAATCTTCTATGTTGTTGCCGGCTGATGATTTATTCCCGGCAAACGACTTATACCCATCTGCCGGAAGTGGAGATAGTGAAAATTCATTCAATATTTCTACGTCACTTATGTATGAGCATCCGTTAGTCGAAGATTTTTTCACATCGAACATTGATGGTGTAATAATCGTGGATTCAGATGGCACACAGGTAATTACAGAGAATAACCAAAATCCATATTACGTGCAAGATAACTTCGTAATTATAGGGCAGACACACGAGACGATTATGGCACTTGCAAATGCGCTGTTGAGTAAGATATCAAGCATATCATACAGGCCGATCAATTCGTCAAAGATAAAGGGACAACCATACGTAGAGTGTGGCGATTTTATCAGCGGAGAAGTTAACGGATATGGATTTGAAGCATATGTGTTTCAACGTGATTTAACCGGAATTAAGGCACTTCGAGATGCTTATCTATGCAAAGGTAAAGAAATGCTTGAAAACGATATGAACGGTGTAACCGCACAACTTCAACGTCTGAATAAAACGACAGAGAGAGTTAAGACCTCTGTGCAAGTGACAGAAAAGGGGTTGGAATCGGAAGTTAAGCGCGCAACGGACGCAGAAAGCGAACTGTCTACAAGAATTGAACAAACTGAACAGCAAATTGTCTTACGCGTGGATTCTGCAACAGGCAAAATTGTTCAAGTATCGCTTATCGGAGATACAGGAAGCGGAACAGAATTTAAGGTTGACGCAGATAATATAAATCTGTCTGCAAGCGACGTAATCAATCTTCTGTCCGGCGGAATAATAAATCTTACAGGCAAGAATATTGCTATAACCTCTGACAATTTTAGCGTGACTAAAGAAGGAAAAATGACTTGCAATGACGCAAACATCGAAGGCGACATCAATGCAAAAACATTTAAGAGTGAATTTTATTACAATGGACAAAAGTATTCAGAAATGAGATTGTCAGCAGAAGCATATGAAGATAATGTCGGTTATTTAATTATGCAGGAGCTAATATCTATTCTTGGAGCAAAATTAAGGCGCACGATAATTACACCGACGAGCGTTGGAGTATATGAAGATGGATACCCAAAAACCGGAGATTATGCTGAAGTGGAAACGGCTGGTTTCTTTACGAACGGAACTGCATATTTGGGATCTTCGCCGGTTATTTCCTCAGACAAAAGCATCAAGATAAATATTCAGTCACTAGACACACACAAATCTAGTGACTTTATTTATGCCTTGAATCCTGTTGAATACAAGTATAAAGATGGCACATCCGATCGCTTGCATCATGGATTTATCGCACAGGAGCTTCACGATTCTATGCAGAGCGATTGGGGAGTTTACTGCGACGCAAATATTGACACCGGGGAAAATGGAGGTAAGGCAATTCGATATGAGGAATTGATTGCCGACCTTGTAGCAACGGTGCAATCGCAAAACGAAAGAATTGCAGAGTTAGAGAAGAAGTTAGGAGGTAGATAGCAATGTCACAAGGATGGAGTAAGATATTCAATAGAATAAATTGGTTGAATCGACCAAGCACAAACACACCATTGAACGCAACAAACCTCAATGCTGGCGATAGTGCAATCGACAAGCTAGATGATAGAATAATAACGCTTGACACCGTTAAGGCAGATATGCAAGTCGTAAATGACATGGTTGCAGATGTGTCATTAAATAGCAATACAGGCGTTATTACTGTAACGTACAAGAACGGTTCACACGTAGATTATGATACAAACCTAGAAAAAATTGCTGTGAATTTTTCGTACGATTATGTAAATCAGAGACTTGTTCTTACGTTATCAGATGGTTCTAAACAATATGTAGATATGTCTGCGCTTATTACACAATACGAGTTCGAGGATTCTGCGACAATCGCATTATCGGTTGATTCGACAGGTAAGATATCTGCATCGGTAAAAAATGGTTCGATTACAGATGCTATGCTTGAGACAGGTTATCTTGCAAATATAACTGCACAAGCAACAAAGGCAGAATCTATGGCAAATTCAGCGACGACAAGTAGCAATTCTGCATACGACAATGCCAAGTTATCACAATCATACGCTATCGGAGGTTCAGGCGTTCGTGATGGCGAAGATACCGATAACTCAAAGTATTACAGTGAACAGGCAAGCAAGAGTTCGACTGCATCTGCTAATTCTGCATCAACGGCAAGCACTAAGGCGAGTGAAGCGGCATCAAGTGCATCATCAGCAAGTGCATCTGCAACCAAATCTGCAACGTCAGAGAGTAATGCAAGCAAGAGTGCATCATCCGCCGCTACAAGCGAATCTACGGCAAGCACAAAGGCGAGTGAAGCAGCCCAAAGTGCAACAGCGGCAGGCAATAGTGCTTCAACAGCCACATCTAAAGCGGTGGCGGCATCTACAAGTGCGTCTAACGCCGCTACTTCCGAAGCTAATGCAAAGAAGTATTATGAACAGGCGAAAGCTATCTCCGAATCATTCAGCGGTGCATTGCGACCGATGGGAACTGTATCGTTCGCAAATCTTCCGTCTGTTGGCTCTGCATCTGCCGGTGATATGTATAATATATCCGATGAATTTGTTACAACGTCTGATTTTGTTGAAGGTTCTGGAATCACAGAACCGGCAGGAAGCAATGTTTACAAGACAGGAGCCGGTAAATGGGATGTCTTATCCGGAAGTCCGGTAACAGGTGTTAAGGGAGAAAATGAAAAAAATTTTAGACGTGGAAATGTAAATATCACATGCGAAAATATAGGAGCTTTAGCGACCGATGGAGATAGCCAAGATAACACTGTCACATTCACATCTAATGATTCATTGACAGGCGATTCTACAGCTCCGGCATTGCTGACAAGTGGAGAAACACACGCTTTAATTTTTAGCAAGGTATCTACCATTTTTAAAAATGTAAGATGGCTTTTATCGAAGATGGGAACAACAGATATATCAACGCTTGGCAACGGTACTGTCACAGGTGCGTTAAGTACACTAGACTCGAATAAACAAGATTCCGATACCGCAATAACGACAAGTAATATAGGTTCGCAGACTGTGTATCAAGCAACACATATAGGTAATTGTGAAGTACAAAATGTAGCAAGTGGAAATAAAAATTATTATTTAGGTGCTGATGGTGGAACAAATCCTATACAATGGATTCCTAGAAATAGTATGGCTGTAGGATATGCTAATAATGCAGGTGCAGTAAATGGTTATGCAATTAATTATATTGAAGGAAAAGGTACTCTTGGATCATCTGCATATGTAGCTAAAGGAGACGCATATTATATAAGATTTGGTAATGTCGTTATTTTATATTGTTATGATTTAATAATAACTCCTGGAACTAATAATAATTCAGTAATAGTTAGTGACCTTCCAGCATCTGCAAAATATTTTGGAGTTCAAAGAACTAATTCAGGTAATCAAACACTTAGATTTGGTATGGACAGAGATGAAAAAGAACTAAAAGTATGGTGGGATTCCTTTTCTACTGTGGATGGTACTAATAGTAAACCTTGGTCTTTTGAAATTGTTTATCTTTGTAAATAAAAAATATTCAGAAGGTACGCTTGAGCAATATGCGCTTGCTATAGATATGCTTTTAGCTGATATAGGGAAGCGGCTGCCGGATATCAAGACAAATGACATCAGATATCACCTTGCGATGTATCAGACAACTAGGAATGTCGAAAAAGCAACAGTCGATAACCGCCGGAGGAATCTATCAGCGTTCTTTTCGTGGCTAACTAAGGAAGAGTATATAGAAAAGAACCCTATGCTACGAATTGGAAAGATAAAAAGCACAATGGCTGTGCGGAAGTCGTTCTCTGATGGCGAGATCGAAATGCTTAAAAACGCATCAATCAAAACAAGGAATCCGAAACGCGATAGAGCGTTAATCGAATTTTTACTTTCGACGGGTTGAGAGTTAGTGAGGTTGTAAATTTGAACATATCCGACGTGGATTTTATGCGTGGCGAGTGCGTGGTTCACGGGAAAGGAAACAAGGATAGGAAAGTAATTATCCGAAAAAGCCATGTATTATTTGCAAGAATATATAATGAATAAAAAATATTCAAGTAATGTTTTATTCACAAATCGTTTTGGAGATAGATGGAGTAAACAATCTATCGAAAAAATGGTTAAAACAATAGCATCTAAAGCAAATGTTGGAATTGTGATTGACATATATGATGCAATTACTTCATAAATATTGTCTGCCAATTATTTTCGCCATCTGTGGTGTGGAAATATCCTATATGTCCATCATTTAGGAATTGTACTAAATAACTCTCTGTATCTGATAGCTTCCATTTAATTTCAGATCGGTTCTGCATTGATAAAAATTCCATATATTTTATATTGTATATATAACAATTTTTATCTTGTTTATTCGAGTTTAGTTTATTTTGACCGGGGCTTGACAAGCAGGCGTATAATAATTCCTAAAAAACTTTTTAGGAGAATTTTACAAGGTGCTAGTATCGAACATAAAGGAGTAGCATAACGATATATCGCCTAATGGCTTTATATAATTTTTTAGACCTAATGAAACATGTAGGTCTTGTTTTGATGTTTTTTAGGAGGTAAATAACCATGAACATTATTGAAACAAACTTAGAATTTGGAACATTATCAAAGAGATCAAGCACAAAGAGAATTATTCTTCACCATGCAGCAATGAATGGCTCTGTTGAAGCTGTTCACAACGTACACAGAGCTAAAGGATGGTCTGGAATTGGATATCACTTTTATGTTCGCAAGGATGGTAAAATCTATCGAGGACGTCCTGAATACGCAATCGGTGCGCACGCTTCTGGTTCTAACTATAATTCAATCGGAATTTGTGCAGAAGGAAACTTCGAGAATGAAACAATGTCAGATGCACAGAAAAATGCAATTAAGGAGCTTATCGCTTACTTAAAGAACAAATATAAAATCACAACAGTTGTTAGACACAGAGATGTCGGTTTGACAGCGTGTCCGGGAAAGAATTATCCGTTTGACTATATTACAAATGGTTCTGTTTCTGCTGACGTCAGCAAGCCGGAAAATAATCCAGTTCCAAATGTGCCGGGAAAAGATGCAATCGTGAGAAACGGACAGACACACGCAAATAATTTTGCTGGTGTCAAAATTTCTGTTGATGGAATCCGAGGAGTCAACACAATCAAAGCCGGAATTAAGGTTTTGCAGACAGCAATCAATCTTGATTACAAGAAAAGAATTGCTGTTGATGGAATCTGGGGTAATGGTTCTAAGACAGCTCTTGGAAGTCATTATGTCAAGCGTGGAGAAAAACAGTATATGGTTACTGCTGTTCAAATTCTGTTGATGCTTAAAGGATATGATTGCAAGCTTGAATGTCCGGGTATATTCGGTTCTAACCTTGAATCTGCTGTAAAACAGTATCAGAGAGACTATCAGCTTACGGTTGATGGAATTGTTGGATATAACACATTTATGTCTCTTATTCACTAAGTCAATAGATGTCGAACTTTGACGCACGATTTCGATAGAAATATCAAAGTTATAGTGCTATTATAAATATGTTCCCAATAGGAACACCAGAATCCCCCTCAATATTCTGGTCGGGGCGGTAGTTAAGTGCTATCGCCCTATATGTAAAAGCAAAGGCAGAGATAAAAACCTCTGCCTTATTTTTTATTTTATTACAATCTTATAAATTGACATTGACGGAATTGATATTGTAGCTCCAAGAGTGCTTTGATAACTAATTATTCCGCAAGATTCTCCGTAAAACTGTATTTTATCATCTTCAAGTAATCTTGAATCTAAAATTCTGTTATCGTAAATTCCATAAATTATGTCGTCATAATCTCCATCGACAGCAATTCTTAATTCTGTTGTTCCGTCGCCCTCGATAACCTGGGCTACTTCTCCACTAAATGTCAACAATTCCCCGTCATAGTCATTTGGATGTCTTGCAACTTCATCATAAGATACGTCCGACCTAAACATGCTGACATCTTCCATATTTGAATTTACAAACGTGTTCAGTTCGTCAGACAGTTCCCCGGCTTCTTCTGATTCTTCTAAATCTGTTTTTGGGTTTGTCAATTCTTCGATTTGAGCCTGCAATTCTTCGTTTTCTTCTTTTAATTTTTCATAATCGGTATCTAATTGAAGATTTTCGGAAAGCAAATTGTCATATTGTTTTTGAATGCTGTCACATGATGATTGTTTCTCGTCAATTTTGTCATTTAATTTTTGATTGCTAAGGAAAAGAATAGTTCCTAAAGCAATATTCCCGCAAGCCAAAACAATAATTAAAACTATTGCTATTGGATTCCTTTTCTTTTTGATTGGTTGTTGAAATTGTTGATAGTTCATGTTGTTATCCATAAAAACCCCTCCATGTATTTATTTCTTCACATTATAGCACTAATTTTACCGATTGTCGATAATGGACGATTATATTATAAGTTTGACGACAAAAACAGTCTGTTTTGTAAATAAGAGCGGTGGTATAATTGTCAAGAAAGGAGGCATTTCTATGGGGAGTAGCTACAAAGAAAAGGTTGTTGAAGAAATATCAAAATGTGAAAACGAAGTTTTCCTAAAATTTTTATATTCAATGATTCAATCGTTCAAAAAGAAATGGGGCATCTAGTGCCCCTCTTTCTCGTAAAGATAATCTATATTGTCATAAATCGTTTGCTTATGCTCTTTAGATAAAGTTATAAGTTTTTTTACGCTTTCCAACATATTCATATCAGAATAAATGTCGGCTATAATATCTGTATCTGCATTATTAAGATTATCTTCCCATCCCATGATGTAAGCAGGAGAAACATGAGTGATTTTTGCGATCTCCTCAATCTTATCGCTTGGGATATTCGTTACAATTCCATTTTCATATTTGAATAATGTCTGTTTGCTTACTCCGATCTTTATTGCGAGATCGGTTTGCGCTATTCCGTTTTTCTCCCTTGCCATTTTTATTCTTTCTCCTATTGTCATTTGTATATCCTCCTTCCTTTGTTTGTAATTCAATTATAACACAAAAAAGTTACAGGTCAAGAAAAAAATAACTTGACAAGTTACAAAAATGTTGTATAATGATAGTAACCTAAAAAGTTACCACGAAGGTTAGGAAGGAGACAATAAGACATGGTAAACGCAAAAAAACTTAGAGGAATCATAGCAGAAAACGGAAAGACGCAGGCAGATGTTGCGAATATGATTGGGATAACTCCAAAGACATTTTACAGCAGAATGCAGAAGGGCGTTTTTGGAAGCGACGAAATTCAGATTATGATAGACAGGCTGAACATTTCAAATCCGATGGATATTTTTTTTGCTAAAGAGTAACTTAAAAAGTTACAAGAAGGAGGCTATTTGGTGAGCAAGGTTAAAAATCGAGCAGTTGCATTTTTTAACAAGCATTTTGTGAAGTGGAAATTTCTTAACAGTATGTTTGCTGTTCCGTTTTGCAAGGATGGAAAGATGTATCTGCACATTTCACAAGTATGTGGAAATGGAACAAGAGTTGTAAAAAGAACGTTCCTCGTTGAGCATTTGGTTGATGATAACTTGGCGGTTACAGACCAAACGCTCGCAGAAGAAAAAAGAGTGTTCAAAAATCCTACATTACTTTAATCCATGTAGTATATCCGCACTCTTTGCATTCTGGCAACATTTCGCCGCTATGCTTTATGGTGATAATTCCACTTTGGTTTTCTCCGCCACATTGCATACACACATACGTTCCTTTGCTGACAGTTTCGTATGTCGCAAATGTTTCAGAACAACTACTATCCATATTGCACCACCTTCCCTTGCTTGATAAGGGAATTATAACACAAGAAAGGAGAAACATGAACGAATTACAGATTTTTAATAATGAAGAATTTGGAGAAATCCGAACAGTATTAGCGAATAATGAACCTATGTTTTGCTTGCCTGATGTGTGCAAGGCATTAGAACTTTCAAACAGCCGTGTTGTCTCTGCGAGATTAGATGATGACGAACGGTGTAAGTTAGACTTACCCCGTCAAGGAGAAACATGGTTTATTACAGAAAGCGGTCTGTACGCAGTTATATTAAGAAGCGACAAACCAAACGCAAAGAAATTTCGCAAATGGGTAACGTCAGAGGTTCTTCCTTCAATTCGTAAAAATGGAGGTTATATAGCCGGGCAAGAAACACTATCTGACGATGAATTGCTTTCAAAGGCGTTGCTTGTGGCACATAACAAGATCGCTGAAAGAGACAAGATTATCGAGCAGAAACAGGCAAGAATTGAGCAGATGAAACCCAAGGCGATATTTGCAGATGCGGTGGCAACAAGTCGTACATCTATTCTTATCGGAGATTTGGCAAAACTGATTTGTCAGAATGGTTATCAGATCGGGCAGAAGCGGTTGTTTGAATGGTTGAGAAACAATGGGTATCTGTGTAAGAGCGGTTCATCACGCAATATGCCGATGCAGAGATATGTCGAACAGGGATTGTTTGAAGTGAAAGAAAGCAACGTGCAGAACCCGGATGGAAGCGTAAGAATTACACGCACAACTAAGGTTTCGGGCAAAGGGCAGCTGTACTTTGTGAATAAATTTTTAGGAAGGGAGATTGAAAATGGGAGAAACGATTAAAGGGTATAAGGGATTTAACAAAGATATGACGTGCCGCGGAAAACAATACAAGGAAAACACGACATACGAAGAAGATGGAACAGAGATTTGCGAAGCTGGAATGATGCATTTCTGCGAAAATCCGTATGATGTTCTTGATTATTATCCGCTTGTAAATGAGGATGGAGATATTTCCGATTTTGCTGAAGTTGAAGCCGTCGGAGAAGTAAAGAAAGATGGAAACAAGAGTGAAACGAACAAATTACACATTGGCGCGAAGTTGGGGCTTAAAGGATTTGTTAAAGCTTGCGTCGACTTTACAATCGAGAAAACAAGAATTGAAAATGCCGAAGAATGCACGGACTACGACAATGGAAAAAATTACGCACAGATTGGAAGCTCCGGCGATTCCGCAAAGATTGGAAGCTCCGGCGATTACGCAAAGATTGGAAGCTCCGGCGATTACGCAAAGATTGGAAGCTCCGGCTATTCCGCACAGATTGGAAGCTCCGGCTATTCCGCACAGATTGGAAGCTCCGGCGATTACGCACAGATTGGAAGCTCCGGCTATTCCGCAAAGATTGGAAGCTCCGGCTATTCCGCACAGATTGGAAGCTCCGGCGATTCCGCAAAGATTGGAAGCTCCGGCGATTCCGCAAAGATTGGAAGCTCCGGCGATTACGCAAAGATTGGAAGCTCCGGCTATTCCGCACAGATTGGAAGCTCCGGCGATTACGCACAGATTACATCTATCGGAAAAAATTCAGTAGTTATGGCTGCTGGCTACAACTCTATCGCAAGAGCAAAAATCGGAAGTTGGATAACGCTTGCCGAGTGGGTTGAAACAGGAGAGAAAAACGAAAATGGATTCTATATATGGATTCCGAAGTGCGTAAAGACTGAATACGTCGACGGAGAACGCATTAAGGAAAATACGTTTTACAAGCTGGTTGACGGGGAATTTAAGGAGTGTGAATAAATGAAGCAGCCAAAGAAACTTACAAGAACGCAGAAAGAAATCGTTCATTCGCAAGGCTATAACGTAGATGAATGGATGGTTCGGAGAGAAACGGAGTTCCATTTATTCTTAGTTCACAAGGATACGGGAAGAAGAGCGACAATTGATAATTATATTCGGAGGGCGAGAAAATGAGCAGATTCAATCCATATGTGGTAGCCGGAAGCATTATGGCAATCACGGCCGCATATTCGATTACGGATGATTTTCAGACGATCCCGAAGATTATCTTAATTATCGGCATGATGCTTACGGTATACGGATATTGGAACTATGAAAAGATCAACAAGGCAATGAGAATTTATAGAAAAATGGAAGGGAGAAATAAAAGAAATGGGAGAAGTAAAGAATATGTTTGACTTAAACAAGCTGAAAACAGAAAGAAAGAAAAAAGATCGTTCTTTTGAGGAAGAATTGGATCGCTATGAGGCGAACACAAATGGTGCATCGGTTGAGAGTTTGGTAAAAGAGTTTAAGGATTCTCTAATGTTTGGAATTTATGAGGGCGCAATTAGAGAGGGTTTTGATTCAAACATGACAAGTCACATGATCGGGGCGATTCTTCTTGCAAAAGGCCGTATAGATAATGGGATTTTCGACAGAATTAACAAAATTGCTTATGATTTGTTATTCGAGAAAATGGATGAAATTGTGAGAAAGGAGATCAAACATGAAGAAGATAAGAATTAAGCATATTTTTTTGCAGAATTTCGGTAAATTCTTTGGTGCAAATACTGTTGATACTGACATTCCAAATAGAACAGAGATTTGCGGAGTGAATGAATCCGGAAAGACAACCATTAAGCGCGCTGTGCAGTATGCGCTTAATTGCCGGGATGATAACGGCAAGGAAATCACAGGAATCCGACCACATGATGAATCCGGAAATGATTATTCTGGAATCGAGACAACGTGTGCAGTTATGTTCGATTTGGATGGTACAGAGAAAGAACTGAAAAAGGTTTTTCGTGAGAGTATCAACAAGAACGGAGACTTTATCGGGAACATTACAGATTCATATATCAATGATGTACCGAAGAAAGTCAAGGACTACGCAGAGTTCCTTGAAGATAGTTTTTTGGATGCTGACAAGCTACAGTATTGCTTGAATGCTCAATCGTTGTTGAAGAAGTCACCGGCAGACCAACGAACTGTGTTGGAAAAGACATTCGGAGATAAAACGACATTAGATATTGCACAGGAAGATGAACAGTTTGCACCTATTGTACCGATGCTTGCGGATGGAACAATTAAGGAACTGAAAGAGCGTTGCAATCGCACTCTGAATGGCTCACGTGGAAAATCATCGTCTAAAGGACTTAGACAGATTGCAGACGAATATGCACCACGTATCGACGAATTGATGAAGCAAAAGACGAATGTTGATGTGTCGCAGTTGCAGTCGATGAAGTCAGACATTGAATCCAAGATTGAAGATGTGAATGCCAAAATTAAGGATGCATCGGCGGAGCATGATGCTTTAGGGCAGGAGATTTTGAACCTTAAATTTGAATTATCCGGCTTGCAAAACAAGGCGAACGGGAACCTTGATGATACTAGAGCGGAGCTTACGCAGAAGTCGTTTGATGTCAACGAGAAATTGATTGCACTGAAGAATCTGCAAAACGATCGTTTGCGCATGAAAGAGAGCCTTGAAGCGGAATTTAAGCGACATGTTGCTTTTCGTGAGCAATATGCCGAAGAGTGGAAGCGAACCAACGCAGAAACAATCGGAGAAAATGACACGATCTGTCCTACTTGCCATAGAGAGTTGGAGAATGCCGACGAAATCCGGGAGAGGTACGAAGAGACAAAGAAACAGAGACTTGACAACATTGTTGCAAGTGGAAACTTTGAGAAATCGGAACTTGACCGCTGCAAGGCAGAAATCGAACAGACAGAGAAGCAAATACAGCGACTTGGCAAGAAGGTATCAGATTTACAGATCGAATATGATTCGCTGAACAATCGTATAGATGGTATGCCGGTGTGCGTTGATATTACGAACACTTCCGAATACAAGAAAGTCAAGTTGGAATTGGACGAAAAAGAAGCTCTTTATAATAAGGAAGCGATTGGCTCAAATTTGACCGATTCCTTAAAGGAAGAACTTAAAAAACTGCAACATGATCTGTTGGATGTGACGGAGAAAATCGGAAAGGCATCGGTCAATGATTATATTGACAACCAGATATCACAGCTTCGTGAACAGCAGAGAGACACACAGCAGAAGATCGCCGATCAGGAATCAATACTTGATTTATTGAAGAAACTCGACCGAAAGAAAAATGAGATTCTTTCCGAAAGCGTCAATCAGTATTTGGAGTTTTGCAAAGTGCGGTTATTCAGACCGCTTATCAACGGAGATACAGAAGAGTGTTGTGAGTTCGTGTATAAGGGAGAACCATATAACCGGAATATGAACCACGGTGCAAAGTTGCTTACAGAGATTGACCTTTGCCGTGCATTCCAGCGTAAGAATGACGTGGAAATGCCAATCATCATTGATGATACGGAATCCTTGGATGCATGGAGAATCCCGGAGATTGACACACAGTTGATTGTTATTCGTAGAACGGACGACAAGGAACTGATTATTAAGGATATGGAGGAATGAGAGTATGAGTAAATTTAAGGTTGGAGACAGAGTGAAGCTTGTGAATCCTATGGAGCTTGGACGGAATTTTTGGGGCAGAACAGGAACTATTGAATATATTGAGAGGAGCAATCAGGATGACCTTGACTATGCGGTTGAGTTCGACGAAGAATCACCTAAATTCCATAATTGCTTCGGACATTGCGTGAAGAATCATGGATATTGGTGCAATGACGAAATGATTGATCTTGTAGAACAGGAGCAGTATTACAACGGAAAGATTTTTGTTGTCGATAGCAATTCTTTTACATTTGAAGCCGGACATATTTACGAATTTGTGAATGGCCGTGTGAAGATAAATGGACTTAAATACCCTATTGTGTTTCCGCCATTAAAGAATTTCGAAGCCGTGAAAGATTATTTGGGTAGTGGAAGCTATGTTAGGGCAATGGAAGTAAAAGAAGATTAGGAGGGTAAGTAATATGGCAGAGAATACGCAGGTAGCAGAGAAGAAAGAATTTACCACTTCGTTAAGTGAGTGGAGCAATGCAATGACAGGATTGATTATTGAAGATTATAAATCTTGCGGGATGAAGATGGATGATTACTCGAAAGAGTGCGCTATGGAAGCAATGACAAGTATTTACAACCTTGTCAAAAACGACCCAAAGATTAGCGGTATGGGAACCCTTGATACAAGCAATTTAAGAGGAATTGTAAAGCGTTGTGCATCTCTTAAATTGAATGCAAGCGCATATCCGAGAGAGTGCTATTTTCAACTTCGTAGTGTAAAAGTCGGAATAGACCCACAGACGAACAAAGACGTATGGCAGAAACAGGTAGAAATGGGAATCGAGGGAAGCGGTTACGATTCATTGCTTGCTAATTATGGCAAGGATGTAAAACAGGTATATCCATATTGGGTAATTAAGGAAGGAGATGTATATATTCCACCCAAACACAAAGGACTTACAGTTACAGAGCCGGAATGGGAAGAAAAATTCTTGTCAGATAAGGCTGTCAGGGTTGTATATCCTGTGAAGTTGAATGATGGGAGTATCACATATCTTTCGGCAGACCGTGACAGCGTAAAAATCAATCTTATGGCACATGTTAAACAAAACCTGATGAATGTTACTTTCGGAATTTGCGCTGATAGATATAAAGCAACCGAAAAGCAGAAAGCGGAAATCAAAGCCAAAAAAGAAGAGATTCTTAATGCTCTTAGAGCGTGCAAAACGGTTGATGAAATGCTTAAATGCGAGATTGCAAGACCATATATCAGCGGTGCATGGCTTGATACGCCGGAAAGCATGATTGTCCGTAAGATGTGCAACAATGCGACGAAAAAATATCCAAAGAATTACGACCCTATGGCGAGACAGGCACAGATGGAAATGGATGAGGTATATCAGATTTCAAAAAACGAGATTGAAGAAAACGCCAATTCCGTTGACTTCGACGAGGATGTTGTAGATTCAGAAATCGTGAGTGAAGAATCGGCAGAGCCGGAGTTTATGAAGGGAGAATAAGGATGAGAGTAATTTCGCAGGACGGAACAATGGATTTTCCGTACGATAACAGTTTGGTTTTTCTGCATGAAAACAGTATAAAAAAGAATACTTGCGTAGAAATACAATTATATGGAGGCACGGAGATTGACACTGTAGCTGAATATTCCACCGAGGAAAAGGCAATTAAGGCTATGGAAATGCTTAGAGAAGCATATAACAATAATGAGTTTTATCATTGCACAGCCACTACAAATACATTTCAAGAAACTATTGGTCTTTTAAGCAACGAAAAATTCAAAGAGGTAACAAACGAGTATTTTCGCTTTCCACAGGATGATGAAATCGAGGTGTGAGTATGAGATTAAAATGCTTAGGCTCATCGTCATCCGGAAATTGCTATATGCTAACTTCCAGCAGTGGAGAAACACTTATCCTTGATTGTGGAATACCGATTAAGGAGATTAAAAAAGGCTTGAATTGGAATATAAGAAATGTAGTTGGCTGTATAGTCAGCCACACCCATTCCGATCATAGCAAGTCGGTTAAAGATTTGGGTGATATGGGAATAACTGTATTTGCACCATACGAAAAATTTGAACCACATTTTTACACAAAAATATACGGAGAATTTGAGGTTAAAGATTTCCCATTGACAACAACAGACAATAGATGGACACACACAAATGCAGATGGTAGCGAATGCCCTTGTTATGGATTTCTAATAACTCACCCGGAAATGGGAAGAATGATTTATGCGACCGACACAGAATTGATAAAATGGCGATTCAAAGGCATAAACCATATTCTCTTAGGTGTGAACTATGACAAGGATTTAATCGACAATGAAGATTCCGCAAAGGTAAATCACGTATATCGGGGGCATATGAGTATTGACACCGCTTGCGATTTTGTGAAAGCAAACAATTCAAAGGATTTGCAAAATGTGATTATGTGCCATCTGTCTAAGAATAATGCTGATAAGGACTTATTTATCGAGAAGATGAAAAGCGCAGTTCCAAATGTGAATGTGGACGTTGCAGATCGTAACAAGGAATGGTTGCTACGGAATCCGAATGAATGTCCGTTTTAAAAAGGAGAATTAAAATGAAGAAATCTGAACCAAAAATGATTTTAAATATATCTCTCAATAGCGAGGAAATTGAAGAAAAGGTCAAGATTGCTATGGATGAATATGTTCAGAAAGTAATCTATAAAAATCTTGATGAAGAAATTGCAAAGGTAATTGACAAGAGAATCGAGCGGCTTGTGTCTGCTCCGAATTGGAGTAATGACCGCCTTATAAACGATATGCCATTTGCAGACTTCGTTAAGAGCAAGACAGAAAAAGCAATCGGCGATTTCGTAGAGAAGAACATTAAAGAAATTCTTGCAAAGAGATTTGCTGAAATCATGACGGATAGGAGTTTTGCAAATGAAGCAGATTGAAGAGATTAAGAAATCACTTAACTACGTGAAGAAAATCGACATCAACACATACAGTGCAGAAATCATGGTCGGAAAGTATAAAGGCAGCGTTGTTTTTTCAAACAACGAAAGAGGCTATGAACACGTAAGTTTTTGCCCGTACAACGGTCGCTTGCCGGATTGGTATGCAATGTGCGAGTTGAAGGATGCGTTTTTCAACGATGAAGAGGAAGCATATCAGATCATGCCGAAAAAGAGCGAGTACGTCAACATGCTTGAAAATTGTTTGCATCTGTGGAGACCGCACAACGGATTGGAGCTTGGACTTCTTACACGCATTAAGCCGGGCAAGATTATTCAGGACAAGGCGGTGGAATGATGAGCAGATGGAAAGAAAATGATTGCGTTGGATGCCCGCAAGGATGCATTAACTGCGGTAGGCAGAATGACTATTACGTATTTGAGTGTGACAGATGCGGAGATACAACAACCGATACAAAGGAGTTTATACACGATGGTGATGAAGATTATTGCCAAGATTGTTGGTGTGAAAGGATGTATGAAATGGGAATGAAACAGGATGCTATGCAGTGCAAAGCCATTGATGCAGACACTAAAGAATGGGTATATGGCGGAATTGTGATACAGGATTGGAAAGACAATTTTGTATTCATTATCGAGAAATCAGAGGGAGCATGTATGCGGTCTGCAAAGGAGCTTCTCATGGATATGGCGCACATCATTGACAAAGATACGATTTGCCGATGCACCGGATGCAGAGACACCGATGGAGAGCTTATCTATGAACACGATATTTGCGAAGATAAGAACGGCAATCGGTATGTGTGCCGGTGGATTGCAAGTGCAGCGTGTTTTGAGTTTAAGTGCAAAGAGACAGGCATTTCATACGAAATGACGTATGCAGAGGATTTCATCGTTAAAGGAAATGAATATGATGATTTAACATTTTAGGAGGTATTAAACATGAACAAAGTAATTTTGATGGGTCGATTGACCCGTGACCCGGAAATCAGATACACACAATCGGCAGAGCCTTTAGCAATCGCTAGATACAATCTTGCGGTTGACCGCAGATTTCAGAGAAAAGACAATTCCGGGAACGAACAGAACGCAGATTTTATTAGCTGCATTGCTTTCGGAAAGAACGCCGAGTTTGCAGAAAAGTATTTGAAGCAGGGTACAAAGATTGCGATTGTAGGTCGTATTCAGACAGGCAGCTACACAAATAAAGATGGCAACAAGGTTTATACAACAGAGGTTGTTGTCGAAGAACACGAATTTTGTGAAAGTAGACAGGGCGGCAACACACAGGATGCGCCGAAGCCGATGCCTTCTGATGCTGGATTTATGGATATTCCAACAGGATTGACAGGCAACGATTTACCATTTAAGTAGAAGTTGATAAGTGGTGGGCGGTAGGGATAAAGGAGAGTGAAAAATGATTTCAGATGGAATTATTGCAGGCGCAAAAGCCGTATATCCGTCAAGTTTTATATATCGAGGAATCTTTTCTTTTGAATCATTCAGAGAAATTAAAAAGTTTTGCGATGTAAAACCCATGAGAATGTATACGGATGGCACTTGTGACTACATTATTAGATATCGAGAAGAAAGCGAAATCGTGAATACTGACGAGCAGAATCAGTACAATCAAGGCGTTGACGACGTTGTACAGGCGATTAAAGACCTTGTGAACGAAAACCCATCGGATTGCTTTGCGCAGATTGTATCTGATTTAGACCAGATAGCAAGCGACTTAAAGGAGTGTGAGGCATAGGTGGCTACGAATTACAGACAAGTGTATGCGATTGAGAAAAATAACAAAGACAGACTTCTCAAAGTGAATCCTAAGTTGAATGACAAGAGCGGTATATATTTCTTGCTTCGAGAGGATGAAAACGGATTCAAGTTTGCGTACATCGGGCAGGCGGTACATGTAATCAGCAGATTGGCAAGTCATTTATCCGGTTATCAGCAACACATAGATTTAAGTATTAGATCGCACGGATTGTACGATGCAGAGAAGAACCCTTATGGTTGGCGAGTTGAATTTATGAATCTTCCGGCTTCACAACTTGACGAAGCGGAAAAGAAGTATATCCGATTATACGCCGATAAAGGTTATCAGCTTAGGAACGTCAGTTTAGGCGGTCAAGGAGAAAATCGTGCAAACGGTTCAATAGGCGAGAGAAAGGCACCTAAAGGCTATATGCAGGGCATACAGCAAGGTAAAAAGGTCTTGGCTATGGAATTATCCAACATTGCAGAAAAGCACCTAAAAATCGAATTAAGAGAAGATAAGGTAAACAATAAGGTGTCGCAGAAACAGTATGAGAAGTTTATGGAGTTGATGCATAGTGGAACAGACGAATAAAGGGTATGATTGCCATTGTTGGAACGATTATCCGAACGAAAATCATAGATACTATGGATGTTCAGATGCACCGAAAAAGAGTGGCAAATGGAAATGTGTTGATTGCTACGAATATGTTGGCAAATCTAAGTTTGGAGCGACACATTGTAGGAAGAAAGTGGGTGATGCAAACATGAATAACAATAAAAATATAGTAATAGCGCAATCTTTAATGATGAGAATTAAAGATTATACAGAAAGAGCCTTGAATGAAAAAGATGTAACACTTGATGTGGCTATGGCTGAAATACGCCATACGGTTGACGCTTACGATGAATATTTTCAGACAGGCAGAAAACCTCAGTAACTAACTAAAAATCAAAGAAAGGAATAAGGTTGTCCGGACACAAAACCTAGGTTTCCTTTTGGTAGATTTAGAATGTATAAAAAGAAGATTAAATGTGAGATATATCGTGATTCTATGCAGAATTACAAGAAATACGCAATACCTCCAGCACAACTTATCATAGCTGATGTCCCTTACAATGTAGGAACTAACTTCTATGGAAGTAACCCTATGTGGTATAACGGCGGAGACAACAAGAACGGAGAGAGCAAACTTGCGAAAAAGGCGGCTTTTAATTCTGATTTTAACTTCAACCTTTATGAATACTTCCATTTCTGTTCAAAGATGTTGAAAAAAGAAGATTCTAAGCCGATTTCAAGAGGAAGAAGTAGTAATAGCCCGTGCATGATCGTGTTTTGCTCATTTGAGCAGTTGCAGACATTGATTGCGGCGGCAAAGAAGCACGGATTTGTAAATTACATACCTTTAGTGTTTGTTAAGAATTACAGTCCACAGGTGCTTAAAGCAAATATGCGTATCGTAGGGGCTACGGAATATGCACTTGTACTTTATCGTGATAAACTTCCGAAATTTAGAAATGGTTGTCAGACAGACGAGAACGGGAAGAACATCAGAGGGACAGGTCGCATGGTATTTAATTGGTTCACATGGGAGAAAGACGGTAAAGAAATACCGAAGATTCACCCAGCGCAAAAGCCTGTTGCAGTCATTAAGAAGTTGATTGAGATTTTTACGGATGAGGGCGACGTGGTTATTGACCCTTGTTGCGGTAGCGGTAGCACACTAAGAGCCGCCGCAGAGCTTGGCAGAAGTGCTTACGGCTTTGAAATTGACAGAAACTTTTACGAACGAGCAAAGAATGAAATGCTTGTATTCGAGAGAGATAAGCAGATGGATATAAGTGATTTTATAGGAGGTACAGTATGAACTTCAACAATCAAATGAGCATATTCGACTTCACAAGAGAACCGATCAGAATAACAAAGCCTATTCGATTGATAGAGCTATTTGCCGGCTACGGAAGTCAAGCAATGGCTTTAAAAAGAATAGGTGCTAAATTTGAACATTACAGGGTTGTGGAATTTGATAAGTATGCTATTGCAAGCTACAATGCAGTACATGAAACGAATTTTCACACAATGGATATAACCAAGGTTCACGCAGAAGATTTGAATATTTGCAATACAGAAACCTTTACTTACTTACTCACTTACTCGTTTCCTTGTACGGACCTATCTGTTGCCGGGAAACAAGCCGGAATGTCTAAGGGCAGCGGTACACGATCAGGGCTTTTGTGGGAGGTTGAAAGAATACTGACAGAAATCAGAGATGGTAGCGGAGAGTTGCCGCAGATATTATTTATGGAAAATGTACCACAAGTACACGGCAAGAAAAATATTGATGACTTTAAGAAGTGGTTGGAGTTTCTTGAAAGTTTAGGCTACACAAACTATTGGCAAGATTTGAATGCTAAAAATTACGGAGTTGCACAGAATAGAAACAGATGTTTTATGTTTTCGTTCTTAGGGAATTATTCATATAATTTTCCGCAGCCTATACCACTCAAAAAGAAACTCAAAGATTACCTGGAAGATAATGTAGATGAAAAGTATTACATCAACAATGAAAAGGCTGACAAGCTGATAAAATAGCTTATTGACAATGGTACATTACCACAACACAATCTTGACAGACAGACAGACAGACAGACAGACAGACTTGCGTTGACGGAACAATCAATAAGCCACAGCAGAGAGAAGTTGCAAACTGTATCAAGGCAAGATATGACTGCGGAATATCAAGCTTGCGGTCGTGCGGAAACCTTGTTGTTAAAGGGAATGGTTGATAAAGATATTGAACCAACAGCATCCGTGATTGATGTTTCTACAACAATTATGGCAAGAGACTATAAGGGATTGAATAATTACGGAACGAACGGAGTAATTGAATTGAAGTAGTAGGAAGCATATACACATGATTTAGGAGTAGTTATGGCAGATGTAAATGTTTTAGGCTCTCTTGAAGCAAAATTTGAGAGTACCAACAGAATTTACGATGTGAGGGGGTGTAGTCCGACATTGAGTACAATGCAAGGTGGTAATCAAGAGCCGAAAATTCTTGAAAGCTGGATAGCTGCTATGCGTGGAAGAAATCCTGATAATCCGTCAGATAGAACTGCTGGAAGTCCGACAGAGCAGAGATTGGAGATAAATATGCAAGGTACAAGCAATTGCTTAACAAGTGTGCAGAAAGATAACCTTGTTATGGAAAGCCAGGTATTAACACCCAAGCGCACAGAAAATATGGTAAACAGATACGAAAAAGCATATGAGAGCGGAGAGGTACAAGAAAGTAGGCACAATATGACGGAATTAGAGCCTAGAAAATATGATATATCTAATACGCTGACAACAGTACAAAAAGATAATTTATTGCTTGAAAAACCTTTACTGCTAGGCGGTATTGGAAAAGAAAACGAGTTTGGCTCACAGTACAGGCAAGGAAACCGCGTGTATAGTTCCGACGCTTGTGCTATGGCATTAGGTTCGCAACCCATAGGAAATGCTGGCGGAAATTCATATTTATACAATGTCGGATATCGTATCAGAAAACTAACACCCAGAGAATGTGGGCGGTTGATGGGTGTATCTGATGAAGATATTAACAAAATGGCAGCAGTCAATAGCAATACGCAATTATATAAGCAATTTGGCAATAGCATCGTTGTAGATGTTATGTGCGCTATGTTTAGGAATTTGAACATTGAGCAGGAGTGATTAAATGGTAAAACCAATAGCACCGTGCGTAGATTGTTCTGATAGGCATATCGGTTGTCACGGTATATGTGACAGATATAAGGCATATACAGAAGCATACAATGAGCTTAAAGAGAGTATTCGACAACAGAAATTTGTGCATAATTCTCTGAAAGATATGCATAAGGAACAATACGCACGATATTTGAGAAATCGTCACAAAGAAAATTAGGAGTGTGATTGAAAATGAGCAAAAGCAAAGAAGAGCAGGCAAGACGTGAGGGAATGTCTTATGCACTTAGATACGCAAGGGAACATGGCTTAGATGCCTTAGAATCCGATTTAAAGAAGCGTGGAGCATATAACATACCTGTGCGGATTGATGATAAGGCATTGCAGGAGTTTACAGACAACGCCAAGAACATGATGCTTGACACTATTTTGATTCTTGCATCTGTAACACTGCATGATGAATTTGGATTCGGTAGAGAACGTTTAAATAGGTTTAAGAAGCGGTTTAATTTCAAGGCAGAGTGTATCGGTGAAAACTATACCGATTGGAACGATCAGATATCAATATTAAAAGAAGAGTGCGGATTGGAGTATTCAATCCGCATGAATGAAAAGGATGTGAAATTAAAGTGATTATTATTGATTCAAACGTAGTTACAAAGAGCGTTGAAAATTATGGTGCTGATTTACAGACGACAGTATGCATGGAGGAATGTTCGGAGCTTATACAGGCAATTAGCAAGAAGAAGCGTGGCAATGGCAGCAGAGACAACCTCATTGAAGAAATGGCGGATGTTATGATCTGCATGGAAATTCTGAAACAGGTGTATGGAATATCTGATAATGAAATTCAGAATTATGTGTGTCAGAAACAGAATAGATGTATTGAAAGGATGAAGAGTGATGAATCATAGGAGGTGGAAAAAGTCATATAAGAAGCGGTACGGAATACGACCGATTATCTTTCTCGACAAGAAGCGCAAGGATAAGGCTATGGCTATGATACGTGATCATATATCACAGGTTACGATCTACACGCCGGAGAATCAGTATTACTTGGAGATTGGATGCTATTACAACGAGACTTCAATAGATAGCAAGAAATCAATGCTTAAAGCGTGGGAAGGCGGTGTGGTAGATAATGACGATTGATGAATCAATAGAAAGATTTAAAGCCTTGGCAGAAAAGGGGCATATTATATTTTCAAAAGACCCTGATATTGCTGAAAAATTAAACAAAGAATATAGGCAAGTTGCAGAATGGCTGGAAGAACTGAAAGCATACAGAGAACAGCATCAGGCATTGTGTGATGCATACGATGTAAATACAGTTGAAGATATTTACGACAAGGCGATTGACGATTTTATCAAATCGGTAGATAAACATTGTGGATATTACGCCGGAGAATGCAAGAATCTTACGCGTGATGATCTTCTTAAAATTGCAGAAGATTTGAAAAATACATAGAAATCTTTGAGGAGTGATGATTTTATGGGAAACTTTGTAAAGATAGATCGAAAGATTCTTGAATGGGAATGGTGGGATGATTTCAACACATTTAGATTGTTTTTCTACATGCTTGTGTCTGCATATTGGAAGGATGGGTACTATAAAGGAGAACTGATCGAGCGTGGTTCTTTCCCATCTTCCATATCGAAATTGGCATCTGAAACAGGCTTAACAGACAATGAAATTCGCAACGCGCTAAAGCACCTTAAAAGCACAGGCGAAATCACAAGCAAAGCACATAGTAAATATAGCATATTTACTATAAAAAATTACAATTTGTATCAATCAGATAACAAGCAAAAATGCGATGAAACCACAAGCACCGATGCAATCAAAATGCAATCAGATAACGAACAGATAACGAACCTTCCTATTATAAAAGAAGTAAAGAATAAAAGAAGTAAAGAATATAAGAATAATATAGGGGCAAAAACGACACATTATGATGATCCCGATCTTAATTCTGCATTCGCTGAATTTTTGGATATGCGTAAGAAGATTAAAAAGCCGATTGCTACGAAACAGGCACTTACGCGTATGAAAAATAAAATTGAAAGATTGTCCGGCGGAGATACCAGATTAGCGATTAAGATTCTGAATCAGTCGGTAGATCATTGTTGGTCGGATGTATATAGACTTAAAAATGATTATGGCAGCAGACATATATACGAAGATGCAAAGCCTAAATCCGTAACCGATATGCAGTTGGATTCGCTTGCGGAACGTCAGCGACAGAGCGTGCCGATTATGAGCGATGAAGAAATAAATAAAATGTTTGGAGAGTGATGATATGGAGAGATTGACGAAGAAAAATGACAGTGGAGGTTACTACTATACGAAATGCTTTGAAAAGTGTGACGGATTGGGGCAAGTAGCAAATGTGATAACTGTGAGATTACGACAAGCGTTTGTGAGAAGTTAGGTAAATATGAGGACTTAGAGGAACAGGGCAGACTTGTTATTCTGCCTTGCAAATATGTGTATTTCATTGTTGATATCAACAATCCTAAGTATGCAGCGGTTATGAAAAGACCTATAAGGGAACTTGCGATATATGAAATTGAGGGCATTGACAAGAGCGGTTGCAAATATTTTTCCACAAAAGAAAAAGCCGAAGCAAAACTGAAAGAATTGAGAGGTGGAGAAAATGAGTGATATTGGAAAAACAAAGTCACAGACCAAAGCCGACAGAATAAGGAATATGTCGGATGAAGAGTTAGCAGAGTTTTTAGATATTGTCGGAGAAGATGGTATTTCCTCACAGTATGCGGACATTCCGTGCGATTGTTGCTGTGAAAAAACAGAATGCTCTAAATGTTGGAAAGAATGGCTTCAATCAGAAGCGGAATAGGAGATAGAATATGGAAAAAATCACAGATAATATGAAACATATAGTATCAGAAGGCGATGTGGTGACAATACATGATGCAAGCTGGGATTGTTCCAAGCGAATTGGAGAACCTTTTGAAGCTATCGTGCTGTGGTGCGGTATTCATGGACAACCACTTGTCACTAAGATTGGAGAATACAAACCGTTTTGGAGTTCCTATCCATCTATTGTAAAAATAGACGGACATATCAATTTAGATAGGTTATTTGGTACTAATAGGAAAGAATAGGAGAGAACATGGAAGATAGATATTTATTTAAAGCAAAGAGGATTGATAATGGAGAATGGGTACAAGGCTATTTATATGGCATTTGGGAAAAGAGATATATTCTTTGGGGAATGACAAATGATATTCCTGATATGATTGAAGTAGACCCATCCACAATCTGCCAATGTACCGGCTTAAAAGATAAAAACGGCAATCTGATTTGGGAGAATGATATTGTCAGAGATGAATATGGTAATTTTTATAAAGCATTTTGGCAGAATAACTACTATCAGTTCTCTTTTTGTGCCAAAACAGGTGTATTTCCAATCGGTGCAAAGTGGAATTTGTGGAGTTTTGAGAGTTTTGAAATTGAAGTTATTGGAAATGTATTTGATAATACTGACTTATAGAAAGCGAGGGAAATTAAATGAATATAGGAGTTGCTTGTGCAATAGTTCATAACATAAATTCTGAAAAATATTCAGAAGATGAAAAAATTGAAGCATTAAAAATGTTCTTAGAAATGCCAACACACAATGGAACGACTAAAGAACAAATTCTTAAAGCATTTCAGTGGTTTTGGAATTTTTGTATTGAAGAAAGTGAGGAAAATTAGATGAAGAAATCAACAGCAGAAACAATAGCATATGCACTTAAAAAAGAGTGCCAAAGAATATCCTTGTACGATTGGTGCGACAGTTGGGATATTACAACAGATGAATTTGACGAATTTTTAGCACTTGCAGTAGGCAATGCGGAAGTAGAAGATGAAAAGCAGATACCAATGAAACCCATATTTAACCATAACCTTAGTGATACTCTTTCTGTATTCCATTGTGAATGTGGAAACACAATCAAAGTCAGTCATGACGTAGGAATAATGAATAACAACAATGCGCCAAATTACTGTAGCAAGTGCGGTTGTAGGTTGGATTGGAGTGATGACGATGAGATTGATTGATGCTGATGCTTTAATCAAAGATTTGGGCTATTTATACACAAAAAATCATGTTCCTGTTGATATGAGAGCAAAAGAAACATTATCAACAATTATGGAACAGCCGACCGCTTGTGACACAGATAAGATCGTGGAGCGGTTAAAGGAAGCATCATATGAACGGTTTGGGAATGACGGCATGGGCGGAGAGCTTGTGATTAACTTGGATGATGCAATCGAGATTGTAAAGGAAGGTGGCAAAGATGAATGATTTAATTACTCGAAAATCTATAATGAGACTTTTGCACGACTTACGCATTGATAATATGCAAGTCAATGGCAAAAGCATTTTGACGCATATAAGAGAAATTCCAACAGCAATCAATGTAAATCGAGTAATCGGAAATTTGAACGCAGAAGCAGATATATCCTGTGAAAACTTTGATAAATACGCAAGAGAAGTTGCTATTTCCGAAAATGAAAATACGTTTTCAGCAGGACTTATCAGAGCGGTAGAAATTATAAGGGAGTGTGAATCAGATGGGAATGGTTGATGAATTACGACGGATGCGAGTAGAAAGTGCAAACAGAAATTTCAAGCCGGACTATAAATGCCCCATCTGCAAAGACACACACATTGTAATCGTTAAGGATGCAGATGGTAGGTCGGTAGCAAGAGATTGTGATTGCATGGCGCAAACCGTATATCGTAGATTGATGAAAGCAAGTGGCATTGATGCGGAAGATGTGAATGTTCGATTTAATGATTTTCAGACATTTAGTGAACCAGAATTGCAGATTGCAAAAGCGACCGCTGCGAAGTATTGCAAGGATTTACCGATGCAACGATATCAGAAAAATAACAGTTTATTACTTACAGGACTTCCGGGAAGGGGTAAGACAATGCTTGGATTTTGCGTTGCAAATCAGCTTATCAAGAATGGCACACCTGTTCAGTATGTGAGTTACCGGGATGCAATTACAAGGTTGAAGCAGAATATTACAGACAACGTGGAGTATTCAGAAGAGATAAACCGCATGAAGAATGTGAGTGTTCTGTTCATTGACGATTTATTCAAGGGTAGAAGCACAGACAGCGATAAAAATATCATGTACGAGCTTATCAATCACAGATACTTGAAGCGGTTACCTATGATCGTTTCGACAGAGAAATATCCGAAGGATTTACTTGCTGTGGATGAAGCAATCGGTAGCAGAATCATTGAGATGTCTAAGGGGTATGTGGTTGAGTTCAAAGAAAGTGGCAATTACAGATTGAGGTAGTATTTATGGATGATGATTAAGAAAGGAGTTTTGAAGATGGCGAGAAAAAAAGGATTTGGAGTAAGCCCAATCACAAACAAAATTTTTTATGGCACACAAGACACCGATAAGGGGATGTGGGTTGGAACAAAAACAGATGTGACAGAAGATGTTATTTCTTCGGTTTTTGCTTGGTTTGTCGGTAATATGAAAGATGAACACAGAAAGCGCACAGAGTATTCAATCACATACCCGGATTCCGATTATGAATTGGTTATGCGGAAGAAAGAGTAAAAATTCAGAGAAAGGAGGCAGATAGATTTGTCCGGACAATAAATCGCGATTTGCTATCCTTTAAAACTATGAGTAGTGCATATCATAAAAATATTGCAGAGGGAAGATGCGGCCAATGTGGGAAAATCAATGATCGTCCCAATAAAGCAGTGTGTTCTGAATGTGCAAAAAAAGACGTTATATATCAAACGGAGACACGAAATTGGTATAGAAATCATGGATATTGCCCTCAATGTAAAAAAAATAAGCTCATGGGGCAAGAAAAAACATGCGTTGAATGCAGAGCAAAGAATGCAGAAAAGGCAGAATTAAAAAGAGAATTAGACATGGAATCGTATAACAATTCTATATCTTCCTATCATAAATCTCTTTATGACAGGAGAAAAGAACAGGGTTTATGCCCTGTTTGTGGTAAAACAAATAAAGAAAAAAGATACGTTACATGTAATAATTGCCGGAATAAAAAGAACAGCAGGACAAAACCTAAAACATTGAAAGATGAAAGAGAGAAAGGCGGATTGTGCATTTGGTGCGACCGACCTGTTAAAGACGGATATAAAATTTGCGAAATTCACTATCAGATGAATTGCGAAAAAGCAAAGAAAGCAAACAGAGACTTTCTAAGAAAGAGTAACAAGGCTTTATTTATTAAATATTAAAGGAGAAATGGCTTATGAAGTTTAGTAGACTTACTAAGCCGGAAATTGAGGGGATTCTTACTAAAGCAAACTTTACGGACGAAGAAGAACAGATTTTTAGAATGTTGTGCCGGGGAAGCACACAGAAGGAAGTTTCGTACAAATTAAGCATATCTGTAAGCACAGTTGAGAGAACTGTCCGAGAAATAAAACGTAAATGGAAGGAGGTGTCTGCATGGAACTTTCCGACAAAGAATTGTTGAATTTCGCTATCGAAAATGGTATTATCGACGTAAGCGACATACAACAAAAGATTGAAATGAACGAAAGAAATCGCTACATTGAAAATCACAATTATAGCATCTGGCAGAGTAAAGACGGAAAGTTTTATACATATCTGCCAGACGAAAAATATAACAGAGGAAAGAGGTTGATAAAGAGAACAACCGAACAGGCATTGAATGATGCTATTGTTCAGTTTTATAAGGAACGAGAGAACGAGCCTTATATAGAGGACGTATTTGATGAATGGTTAGATAGAAAGCTCAAATACGGAGAAATAGAAAAGCAAACAGCAGATAGATACAAGACAGATTTTATTAAATATATTAAAAATTCTCATATTGCGCAGATAAAATTCAGATATATCACAGAAGATGATTTGGAAGATTTTATTCGAACAACGATCAAAGAGAAACAGCTTACGTCAAAAGCATGGGGAAATCTTAGAACGCTCATAAACGGAATATTCAAGCGTGGAAAAAAGCGAGGACTTACTTCAATAAGCATTACGTCGTTTATTGGAGATTTGGAGATTTCTGATAAATCATTCAAAAAAAACTACACTTCAAGCGAAGAACAAGTTTTTACAGATTCCGAAGAAGAGAAGATCGAATGGTGTATAAATGCAGAGCATGATTCTTTGCTTGGACTCGGAATTTTGCTTACATTCCAAACCGGTCTAAGGTCCGGAGAATTATCCGCGCTCATGTGGAAAGATGTAAAAGAAGATTCTATATCAATCACTAAGACGGAAATTAGATATCGTGATGAAGATGAAAACTATGTTTTTGACGTACGAGATGCGCCTAAGACAAAAGCTGGTTACAGAACTGTTTATTTGACACCGGAGGCAAAAATGATTATTAAACGCATTCGAGCGTTGAATCCGTTTAACGATTATTTGTTCTTTAAGGACGGACATCGCATCAAGGGATATTTGTTTTCACGGAAACTGTATCGAATATGTAACAAATTAGGAATCAAACAGAGATCACTTCACAAAATACGAAAAACATATTCAACGAAACTGATTGATGCAAACGTTCCTGATAGCGTAATTGAGAATCAAATGGGGCATGAGGACATAGAAACAACAAAGAAATATTATTACTTCAACAATCACGGAAGAGATGAAGTAAAAGAGCTTGTTATGAACGCTTTATGCCGAAAAGGTAACACGGGTAACACTTTGAAATATTGAAAAACGTAGCATTTATGCGTAGATAAAGGAATAGTGAAAGGGTTCAAATCCCCCTTCCGCTACTTTTTTAATTAAACAAAAATCCTTGGGAAGCCTTGATTTTACTAGGAAAGGAGAAAATTGTATGTCGCTTATTTTTCTCCATAAAATTGAAAGGTAACACCCAAGGTAACACTTTTTGAATAAGGTAACACATGTAATAGAATGATGCATTTTGCATCTTTTTTTATTTTATGACGGAAATCTAAAGGTTTTATGACGGAAAACTGACGGATATTCCGTCTTTTTTTATGTCAAAATTAAATCATAAAGGAGTGAGGCTTTATGTTTACAGACGAGATTTTAACCAAAATATTTTCGCATCCAGCAATTATGACGCTGGACTTAAATACACAATCGGCGGTCGTTCACGCGATCGAAAACATTATGGACGAGGAGGAAAAGCAAAATGCAGATGAATCCGTATCAGATGCCACAGGTGAATAGTTATGCGCCACAGTATCAACAATATCAACAGGCGTATAACCCTATGCAGAACATTCAGAGATTCCAGCAACAGCAACAGCCGGAGCAGATTCAACAGGGAATATTCGGTAAAGTCGTGCAGTCACAAGATTCTATCGTTGCCAATGATGTTCCGATGAATGGAAGCGTTGCATTTTTCCCAAAGAGTGACTTGTCGGAGATTTACGCGAAGCAATGGAGCGCAGATGGAACAATCTCTACAATGGTTTTTAAACCGATTCAAAATGATAACCCTAACAAGTTATCACAAGATACAGAAAAATTGAAAATAGGGCTATCAGACGAAGCCACAGAGATATTTAACAAGCACTTTGACACATTGTTTTCGAAGATGGAAGAACTTGAAAAGAAAATTGACGAGAAATCTTTGACTAAGACTAATGCAAGAACAAAAGTTAGTCAAGATTAGTCCAAGTTTAGTCATAGATTAGTCATAAAAAGTAATAGGATGGTGGTTTTATGATGAATCAAGGAATTATGCAGGCAATAAATAAATTAAAAGCAATCAAAAATCCGCAACAGGCGGCTATGCAAAGCCTTCAAAATGCGGCAAGTCAAGGAAACCAGATGGCAAGTAGCATTTTGCAAAATATTCAATCCGGCAATATGGCTGGAGTGGAGCAAACGCTTAATAACTTTATGGGCGAAAATGGAATCAGCATGAACGACATAAATCAAATGTTTAGATAAATCTAGTACATATTAGGGTTTTGTCCGGACAGAGTAAAAACCAAGGTTCCCTATTTGTAAATAAACAAATGGAGGTAAACTAATATGTTTAGTAACGGAGTAAGCCTTGCCGACATTGCGGCAGTAACAGGCAACAACAGAGACAATGATGGTATGTGGGGCAATGGCGCATGGTGGATTGTCATTCTTCTTATCTTCGGTTGGGGCGGTTTTGGCAACAACGGATGGGGAAATGGAAATGGAATGGGTTCTACAGCCGCCGCTTATACAGACAGCGCAATTCAGCGTGGATTCGACAATCAGGCTGTTATCAGCAAACTTGACGGTATCACAAACGGTCTGTGTGATGGATTCTACGCTGTAAACAACAGTATGCTTACAGGATTTAACGGAATCAACACCAATATCATGCAGACAGGCTATGGCATCCAGCAGGCAATTAACGCTGACACAATCGCAAATATGCAGAACACAAATGCATTGCAGGCACAGCTTGCAAACTGCTGCTGTGAAACTCGTGAAGCTATTCAGGGCGTAAACTACAATATGGCAACCAACACTTGCGCATTGCAGAATGCAATGAATAACAACACAAGAGATATTATCGACAGCCAGCAGGCAGGAACAAGAGCAATTCTTGACTACTTATGTGCAAAAGAAAATGCGGATTTGAGAGATAAGGTACAAAAGCTTGAACTTTCTGCTTCACAGGACAGACAGAATGCACTTCTGACTACTGCAATGACGGCACAGACACAGCAGATCGTCAATTCTGTAAATCCGACTGCAGTCCCGGCATATGTCGTTCCAAATCCAAATGCATACGCTTATGGATGCGGATGTAATCAGAGTTGTGGATGCTAAAGGTAGCAGCTAAAATTAGCAGCTAAAAGTAGCAGCTACGCAAAAATGAATAATTGAGTATCTTAATTGAGTTTAACTCGATTATGTCTGCTATGCAGTATTACTTATAAACCAAGGGCAGACTATAATGTTTGCCCTTTATTTTATGGATAGGTAGGTATAACAACATGGACGAAATCAAAGAGAAATTCATCGAAGCAATCAAGAAGATTGATTTCGAGAAACTTAGTGTAAATGAGCTTAAAACTGTTTCTGAAATCACAGAAACGATGGATAAGCTTTCAAAAAAAGACTATATGGAAACCTTGGTTGAAACCCTTAGATCGGATAATAGTGGTTTTGCAGTCAATGTTCCCAAATCAATAAGTGAATTGAAGTAAGGAGGTATATTATTATGGCAGAATTTACAGGAATTGCATTACAAACAGTTGCCGCCGGAGAAGATGTCGCTTTTACAGAAACACCGGTATGTGGTAGCAAGTGCATTGTTCATAGACAAGGAAGCGGTATCGTCAAGTTGAGAGGAATCACAAATCAATGCAGAGCAAGATTCCTTGCATCGTATTCCGGAAACATTCAGATCCCAACAGGCGGTACGGTTGGAGCTATTTCACTTGCGCTTGCGGTAGATGGAGAGCCTTTACAATCAACAAGAATGGTTGTAACCCCTGCAGCGGTAGAAAATCTGTTCAACGTATCAGCGCAAGCATATATAGACGTACCTTGCGGATGCTGTAGCACAGTAGCGGTGCAAAATACATCTACACAGGCTATTGAGGTTCAGAACAGTAATTTAATTGTTGTTCGTGAAGCGTAGGAGGTGATCTGTATGCATGAGTTTGCAAAGAAAATTATGGAATGCGTAAAAACGAACGCTGAATCTATCGGTCTTGACAATTTCAGCGGTCAAAGCCTTGACGATTTAAAGGATTGGACGGAGATTGCAAAAAACATTGTCTGCTATGACAAAGACTACAAAATTGTGGAAGCAATGAAGAAGTCAGAAGATAATGAGGATATTATGCGTATGCTTGAACAGTACGAAGATTATCCGGAACGCAGATTCTACGATCACTATAGATATGCTGATGGCAGATTTGCACCAAAAGGACGCGGAACGTATCAGCGTGGATACAGTGAGCCGTATTACCATATGACACCGGAAATGTATCGTGATATGGATAGAGATTCGCGTGGTAGAATGTATTACACGGAAACAAACATGAACGATGGCGGAACAAGTAATTCGCGTATGAGTGAGAGCAATTACGACCGCGCAAAGCGTAATTACACGGAAACGAAGGAAATGCACCGTGCAAATACACCACAGGACAAGGAAGCAAAGATGCGTGACCTTGAAAAGTACATGAAGGAGCTTTCAGCAGACATTACAGATTTAATGTCCGGTATGTCGCAAGAAGAAATGAACATGGCGAAGTCAAAACTTACGACACTTGTAAGCAAGATGTAATTTACACAACAGGCTATGGGTGTAACGCTCATAGCCTTATTTGAGGTATATAGGAATGGTATTTACAATAAATGGAGAAAATTGGATATTGAAATTTGTACGTCCGAATAGCGAAAAATTGCGCCGGTCGGATGGCGTATATACGTTAGGCGTTACCGACAACAATGCCAAGACGGTTAGCATTGCAAGAGGTATGTCTGATTATATGACAAACAAGGTGCTATGCCACGAATTAGTGCATTGCTATTCGTTCTCTTATGATTGCCATATTGATATGCCGACAGAAGAGATAATCGCAGATTTTATGTCGCTATATGGCAGGGATATTATATACCTTGCCGATGATATTTTACACAATGTATTGGAGAAAAGATATGGATAAAATAGATGAAATGCTTAAATATGTTCGCCGAACAAACCCGGAAATGACGCGCGATAAGTTGATAGAAGAGTTGGGGAAATGCGATTATTCTGCAAGAGCTTTGATATTTGGATTTCAAAATGTGTCGGATGGGTCTGCGAGAATTTAATATCCCCCTATGTTATAGGAAATTGCCACGACCAAAGAAAAATAATTTTCAGAATTTTTTCAAAAAAATTTCGATTTTCTAAATTTTAGTCCAGCAGAATTTGAACGCCCCTATGTTTCCTAAATATTCCCATGACCATCAAAAAATTTTTTCACAGATTTTGGCCGGAAATTTCACGATTTCACAATTTCAATGCCTGTTTTTTGATCTCCACCTGTCGGCTGATCTTGGGCGATCTATTCCGGGGCCTGTCCGGGCTCGTGCTGATCGTTTGCGCTGATCTTTTGCGGATCGCTGGCATATTGCAAAAATTCCAGATATACCGCTGCGCCGGTTTGGGTGTCCTGATCTTCCGCCATGCTCCGGCGATGGAATCCGGGCGCACTTTTCCGGGTGTCTTTCTTGCTGATCTTGTCCGGGCGTGGTTGCAGAACAGAGCGCACAAATTAAAGGCTATAATAAGCTAATATTTGCGCCTGTGAACGCGTAGAACGCCCACAGAGACACGCGAACCATGCAAGGCATATAAACGCACTATAGATATAATTAAGGCTATAATATGCCTATTGTTTGGAATTGTCAAGGTACGAAAAGAAGCCGGACAAATCCGGCTATTGCTTTTCATATTCTTTTATTGATTCATCAACGCGATCAAATGCGCGCATGATGTCCGCGTTCGCTTTGCTTCCGCTTATTTCTCCGCGTTTCAAAGCATCCAAGGATGCTATAATATCCTTGTATTGCTTGTTTGCTTCTTTTAGCAATTTATCGCATTTCATAATAAAGCCCCCTTTATTTTAATATAACACGCCCCCAAAAGCGAAAGCAAGCCGGGGAATTGAACCCCGGAACGCTGCACCGCCTGCACTTGCCTATTATGCGATTTTTTCAACTGCTTTTCAACTGCTTTTCAACTGCTTTTCTTTTCCGTTCGTTTTCGCGCTCGGATATGCTAGAATCATCAAAAGCAATGATATATCCATCTTTTTTTAGTTCTGCGGCCATTTTGAACGGGTCAATATCTGTAAGCCTAACTATATATTCAATCACTATAAACCGAATACATCCGCCTTTATTTACCGGCTTTTTTATATACTGCTTGTAATGCTCGAAAATTCTACTTTTCTTTTGTTCTTCTGTTTCAATTCTCATAAAATCAACCATCCTTTCATTGTTCGCCCTGTCTCATCGGTGCAGGTGGGGCAGTTCCTGCAGACGGTGGAACGTTCCACCGTTTCGACTTAATTTTTCATTGCGCAACCCGTCCAAGTTTTACAAACTGTACCGTTACAACTTATACCGCATTTTTTACAGCTATAACACATGGTATTTAAATCGTTATAATAAATGTTATATGCTTCTTGTCTTTCCGCCTGTCTAATTGCAAGAACGCGCTCAAATGCTCTTTTTACAGTCGGGAGAACAGCCGCGCCGCTTTTAATCGCCTTAGCAAGCACAGCCATTTCATCGGCTGCTTTATCGTAAATGTGTGAAATTATGTTATCAAATTCTTCTGCTGAAATATTAAGTTCTTTTAAATCCTGTTCGTACGTTCTCATGTTTACGCCTCCCTCTCAATTTCTACTTTATCAATTCTTCCGGCTTTCATTTCTTCGATGATCGCCGCCAGTTCGTCAAGAATGTTCCCTTCGTCTGGTGTAAATGTGTAATTGTCGTTATACTGTTTTCCACTGATCTTGATTGTGTATTTCATATTTTTTTCCTTTCTGGTCTGCCATCATCAGCACCGGGAGACCGTCCCGCGGTGGACGCTCCAAGATCGGAGCGTTTCGGCTAATCAATAAATTTTTCTAACTGTTCATCCGTCATTTTTTCAACTTCTTTTCTTGCTGTGATCGGTTCAATTCCTAATTCTCCGACCATGAAAGCAAATACCATATTTTCTAAAATAGATCTTTCCATGTCTTATGCCTCCTTAACTATGAAATCCTTTTCAGCTCTGCGCGCCTGATCTGGTGTCATTGCTACAACTCCAATTATTGTCTTAGTCGCTTTGTCTGTGATCTTGTAATTCTTCATATTGATTCCTTCCTTTCGTTTGGTGCTTGGTTTCTTAACTTGGTTATAGTATAACGCTATCGTTATATTATTACAAGATGGAATAATGCATAAATATATAACGCTATCATTATATATTCATTGTGCAATATGTATAAAGCTAGCTTTATATGTTGCTTTCCTTCTATATTATATAGTAGCGTTATAATAACGATATCTTTATAAAAGCATTGACATATATATATAGTAGCGTTATAATAACGCTATCATTATATAGGAAGGTGGCGTTATTATGGCAACAAAGGCGCAAGCAAAAGCAACCGCTAAATATGAAAAAAACGCATATTTCAAGGCTCTTGTAAGATTCAAAAAAGAAGATGAGGAGCGGATCAGAGCGGCAGCAGGAGAAAGCCTAAACGGATTTATAGTTAAATGTGTGCTTGATCACTTAGAAGATCAGCAAAAAATCACAGAAGATCAAGCGGATCAAGGCGATTCGGGTAAATGTCCGTTTATGGATTGAAAAAGTTGGAAAAACTATTGACATAATATAACGATAGCGTTATAATAAGATCAAACAAAAACGAAAGGACGCCAGATGGCGAAGGGTGGAAAGTATGAAATACGAAGAAATGACGATGGACCAGATCGACGAGATCACGAGAAGGGGCGGCGATCAGCTCCGGAAACTCAACAAAGCCGTTGCTGATTATCTGGACGGGTTGAAGCTGAGCGACAAAGCACGCGAGCAGATCAGCCAGACAGATTTTAATAATATGGCGGATGTGTTCGGTGGTTGCTTCACTTCTGAAGAAGTGGAAGAAGTAGCTAAACAGGCTTATAAAATGACCTTTGAAGAGTTCCAAGCGGAAGCGTTGGAGGGTAACGGTGTAGAAAATGACGCCGGGCAGGTTTGGGTAAACGTCAACGGCGAGCAATACACGGTTGATGTTGATGATGTGCTTGATCACGAAGAGAAAGAAGCATTTGAGGCATCGGCATACCTTGAAAGCCATCTTGACGCGGAAGCGTGGGATGATCTGTATCAACAGTATTTAGAAGATTAGGGAAAATACAGGAAAGCGACTATTATAGTCGCTTTTTTGTTTATATATAATTATATGCCTGATAGACATATAAAAGCTATATATACAAGATATAGAACCAATAAAGGTATAAATCATTGACATATACTCAATATGGTGGTATAGTATAGCCAATTTATAAAGCTTGTATATCTGCTATGTACAGATGCGCCCGGAGTACATAAGCAGCCAAGCCAAGGCAAGAGGGCGCGAATATATGAACGTTCGCCGGTTAGATCAGTCTAGCCGGCTTTTTTATTTGCCAAAGATCAGGAAGGAAGGCGCGAACATGGAACAGGTACAGGGCATAGAAACCTTTGAAAATGATATAGCTATGTATTTGCGTATCTTTTGCGAAGAGCAAGAGATTGAGGACATGCGCGCCGCGTCTCAATCTGTATATAATGCATGCCTGAGATATATCCAACGTTATGTATTTAGAGATAAAGACATATTAAGAGATAAGAGCAATATATATAATATAAATAATAATATTATGAGTAATTATAATAGATATAACTATGATCTATTAAATGATATATGTGATTATTATATATATATGTCTATGTTATATGATAAAGAAGTATCTATTATGGGTTTTTGTAATTTGACAGGAATAGACAAAGATACTATTACAACATGGAGTAAACCGGACAGATTAAGCACTTCGAGCATGAGCATATACAAAAAACTTTGCGAAAATCGCGAAGAGTCATTATCCAATAAGCTTGTAACCGGCAACAAGAATCCAATTGGCGTGATAGCTGTACTCAATAGGCAATTCGGTTGGGCTTCTCCATATACGAGCGATGCCAACCGGCAACAGCAACCGCTTACAGCTGCACAGCTCCCAAGATTAGACACGCAACCACAAGATATAGCACAGATAGAATCAAAACCACAAGATATAGTGATTGACGGTGTAAAATCAGAGTGTACTTAGTTTTTACAATCGGATTTCCTGTTTTATTTGTGCAATTTGACGATAGAAAAACGGCAGTAGATCAGCTCCAACAGATCAGCCGGCAGGGGGTGGGGGTTTGACAGGACCAGGAAAACACCTCTACTAAGCACCCCAAACATTTTTCAAAACAAAAAGCCCTATTATATATAATATAAATATATAGAACCATTACACATACACATATAATAAATAATTAAATTATATAGGCGTAACACATATATAGATGTTATATATAAGGGTTTTACAGATAACGGATATATAGTTATGTAAGGAGTAAATAACCATGAATGAAGGCTATGGAACAGCATTTTGATTTTTAAAAATTTTTCAAAAAATAAAAAAAGGGTTGATTTAATGGGAGATTAAAGATGAAATTATTTTCTAAGCGTAAAAATAAAAATTCAGAAATTGAAAATCGAGAAGTACGAGACAACAAAGAGACTGAACCTCGTACAACTATTATTCACTCACAACGCATTTGCAATGGACTTATTTACAGAACAGAAGATTCAGAGTTAGTTGTTTGTTGGAAACATTCGGATTCTTGTGAAGAAGAAAAATCTGCATTATTCAGAACCAAAAACGGAAGATGGTTTCGCTGCTTACAAAAAACAAAGAAATATGTGTACTTCGACCTTGATATATGCAAATACATTGTTTATGAAAAAACGATCAGTTATTCAAATATTATTCCAATCAACGAAGATTATGCAAAAAGAACAGTTGGCGATTATGACGTTCAAAAGTATATGGAGCTGTGGGGAGAAGAGGTAGAGGAAGCATGATTAAAATAATTGAACGTGGGAAATATGAACAGATTAGATGCAATGGATGCAATGCGCTTTTAAGGTTTAATTGGGCGGATGTTTCAGATAAATGGACGATTAAATGTCCTTGCTGTCAAGATGATATTTCTGTTCGTAGCAAACTATACGGAGAAGAATCATGATAACATATCGAGACATACACCGGCTCCGTTCTACAGGATATAAGGTTTACAGAATTACAGACCGGATATACCTTGTTTCTCTGTATTCAAGGCAGGAATATGACGGAAATCCGGTATCAACGATTGTAAAGTGGATTTTATCTCACATATACGCAATACGGGTAGTTGAGAGGTGGATTTAATGAGCGAATGTGGAGTAATAACAAGAACTGTAACAGATAATGTCAATCATCCGTCGCATTATGAGACAGGGAACTTTGAGTGCATTGACGTTATGATAGAAACGCAAGGCAAAGAAGCCGTGATGGACTTCTGTATCTGTAACGCATTTAAGTACATCTATCGTCACAATAACAAAAATGGCGTTGAAGATGTCAAAAAGGCAAAGTGGTATCTGGATAAATATATTGAATTGGCAGAAAAATAAAAAAGCCGCTTATTTGCGACTTAATTATCTTCGACATAGGACGTTAGAATGTGTATCACGAGATTAGAAAGAGATCGACCTTGCTTTTTTGCAATTGCTTCCAGATCAACACGTAATTCACTTGGAACACGAACTGTTATTTGAGCATCGTTTTGCTTTTGCTTTTTAGCCATATATTACACCTCCATAAGCATAATATAACATAAACGGATAAATATTGCAATGCAAAGCAATAAAAAGCACTGCAAAGCATTGCAAAGCATTACATTTTATGATATAATACCCATATCAATTAAAGATAAGGGGTGTGTATTTATGATTATAGGCTATGCAAGAGTGTCAACCAAGGAACAGAACCTTGCAAGACAGTTAGAAGCACTTAAAAATGCTGGATGTGAAAAAATCTATACAGATAAGTTATCAGGCAAGGACTTTGAACGTCCAGATTATCAGACTATGATTGCAAATTTAACAAGTGATGATGTTTTAATTATCTTGTCTATCGACCGGCTTGGCAGAAACTATGATGAGATCATGGATGAATGGCGAAGAATCACTAAGACAATCAAAGCAGACATTAGGGTTCTCGATATGCCGTTACTTGACACGACTATCGGAAGAACCGGAGACTTGACAGATACATTTATCGCTGATCTGGTATTGCAGATTCTTTCTTACGTTGCGAATCTCGAACGAGAGCATATCAGAGAGAGACAGGCAGAAGGAATCGCTATCGCAAAGAAAGAAGGAAAATACAAGGGCGGCACAAAGAAAACTGTAGATAGTGAATTGCTTGACAGCAATTTGATTCTTTACCGGTCCGGTAAGATCACCAAGTCTGCATTTGCGAAGAATATCGGTGTATCACGACCGACTTTAGACAGGATTTTGTCAGAATACGCTGCATAAGCGTTTTTATGCTCTATCGCCAAAAGGTAAGGCACAGGACTTTGACTCCTGCATTTGTTGGTTCGAATCCAACTAGGGCAGTTTGGATTCTTAATGTTTTTCATTTTGGAATCCTCCTTTCGTAACCCACTAGCGGAAAGCTGATTAAAGAGCCGTCACAAGGCTCGGTGGGTTTTGCCGGTTGAATACCGGCACGTATAAACCCCTTTTATCCCATGGGGAACACACATTTCTCCTTTGCGCATTTCCCATCCCCAAGAGGATGCGCACACGAAGCATAGATCAATGGCAGATCATACGGTTTTACACACCCCACGTTTTCCCGTAAATTCCGGTTCGATTCCGGGTGCTTCGTATTTCACAACCTGCATACCCAGGAATACGTTTTGACGCAACAAACTATTTTTTATCGGGTTGTGAATGTAATATCTTGTCTGATTCTATGTCACTGATTCGCGATAATTGACTAACGAACAGTCTTGGATTTTGCGTGGTGTTCACGCGTGCGCCACACAATTTCGACTTATTTGTGACTAGGATTTGTCACATCGACATGTAGTGTAATTGGCTAGCATAATTCGCATATTGCGATATAGGTGGAGTTCGAGTCTTCCGTGTCGATTCCCTTGCAAAGGGGCATTTTTTGTTCTCCCAATGTTGTGGAATCCAACCATGCACATTTTCGGATGTGCATACCGTCACAGGCGGTATTTTGCCGATATGGGATAATGGTATTCCAATAGCTTGCTAAGCTATCCAACATATAAATGTTGTTCGTGTTCGATTCACGATGTCGGCGTTTTCACATGTAAACTGAAAAGGGGAATAAGTTGTTGGTTATCTCTGTTTCTCTAAAACCATCTACATGTGAGTTGATGCGTGGCGGAATAGGTAAACGCTTAAGCATAAGGCAATCCACACTTCGGTTAGGAACAAGTTGCTGAATTAAAAAGACAGCAAAGGAACCTGTATAGGGTGTTACCTGTTGCAAAAGTGGTTGCTATGTGTGGTGCAAATCCACACCGCATCAATAGTCCGGTCCATTACCGGATAGGCAGGCGTTGCGGTATTCCCTGCCGAAATTAAAAATGTCGATATAGGTTGCTTGACAGTCGAACATGGACAAGTGGTAATAAGTGGTCGGATGATACTTTCCTATATCGGAAACCGCACATTGTAGCATATCTCAATGGGAGAGTGGCGTGCGCACAGAAAACAACGATGAAAGCCGGATGGTGGTTCGAATCCACCTGCTACACTTAACAGCAAACTAGCTTGACGAAGCGAAAAGCGGAACTGTGACCGCCTGTTTGCTGATTTGTTGTTCACAGGTTCTAAGCACAAGTGGAGTGCTGTTATCTTTCACAGGAGGTAATATAAAATGAATTTGAGAGATTTATTTATAGATAAGTCAAAGACACTTATTGTAAATACAGATTTAGCACTTGTATTGGGCGATCTGAACGAAGCAATAATTCTTAATCAGTTAAATTATTGGCTTGAAATCAACAAAAAGGCTGACAAGAATTTTATTGATGGCAAATATTGGGTTTATAACTCTTACGCAGAGTGGAGAGAAAATGATTTTCCTTATTGGAGTGAAAAAACAATACAAAGAACATTCACACGTCTTGAAAACAAAAGAATCGTTATTTCTGCAAATTATAACAAGATGTGCATTGATAAAACAAAGTGGTATTCAATAGATTTTGAAGTGCTTGAAGAGATGATAAAGGCTTATGATTCTAATAAAATCTCCGAAGAGGACAAAATGTCCTGTCGAGAAGGACAATATGACAGACCAATACCAAAGAATACTACTAAAGATTACTCTTATGCTTTTCCTAAAGGAAAAGGAACATTATGCTTTTCTAGCGAAAAGGCGGTAGGGCAAAGCAATGTTAAATATCGAATTGATGATGTTCCGAACCTTGTTAGTCAATATGCAGAACCGAATACGCCAGGAAGCCGTATAATCGAACTTAGAAAAATTATTCAGTTCTTTATAGGCAGATACGAAGAAGAATCGGATATAAGGCATATAGACGTATCAGACAGTGCAATTAAGAGTATCGTCGATGCATATTTTCATCCGACCGGCAAAGTAGTTGATTGTGAAGCAGAAGATTATATGTGGATGATTGATGATTACTTCGCAACCGACTACAAGATGAATGGCAAGCGCGTTTCTAAGAGCTTGCAGCATTTCTTTTCAGGGAAAATAAGAGAAAACATTTACATGAAACGGATATAGGAGTGAGAGATATGTGTGATTTTTGCAAAGATATAAAAAGAATATCATACGGTGAAGAGATAGAGTGTACAGAAATAGGTTTTGCGAGAGAAAAAATTATTTTGTGTTATATCGACGATAAACTTTGCTTTTATGGGTTCAATAAATATCATTATGAGGATGATGCATATTACGGAAACGTGGATATCAATTACTGCCCTATCTGCGGCAGAAAGTTGGTGGAAGAATGATTACGCAGAAAGATGTTCATAACAATATAGTTGCAAATGCAAGCTATTGGCAGAAAAGCTATTTGTCGTTTCAATGTGGTGGAAATGTTGAAAAGATAAAGGAAGTCGAACAGAGCATTGCCAATATGATTAACGGCGTTAGCAAGGTACTTAAAAACAGTGGAGTAGATTATCTGAATAAACTTGATTTGTGAGTAGGTGACTATATGAAACATCAAAAAGAATGGCGCACTTGCGATAGGTGCGGAAAAGAAATAAAAGTAGGCTTGTTGTGCATGAACTCAATCACGAGAAATAGCATATTGAATACGACCTACGATTTATGCCATGAATGTATGGAAGATTTTGAGAGGTTTATGAGGAATGAAAATATCAATACAAAAAATAGTGCAAAAAGCGGCTGATGAAGCATTAGAAAATGCCACAATCAATAATGTTCCGTTTCGTGAATGGATTGATAATATAAATAATGCTTATGAAAATAAAAAATGCAATCTGAGTTCTTGCCGATACAATGCAAATGGTAAATGCACCAATGATGAGAAGAGAAAAGAATGTATTGAAGTTTCTGAAAAGGTGTTATGTATAAAGTGAAAGGAGATATAGAAAACTATGAAAAAATTATTTGTAAGCGTGCCAATGAAAGGCAGAACAGAGGAAGAAATCAAAGCAAGTATTCAGAAGATGAAAAAGATTGCTGAAATATATGAGGGTGAGGAATTAGAGCTTATCGACAGCTACATTGAGGATAACCAACCTGAAAACAGCAAAGAAGCTGTATGGTATTTAGGTGAAAGCCTTAAGAAGCTGGCGCAGGCTGATGTATTTATTGGAATACATGAGAGTTACGATTGGAGCGGATGTCAGATCGAAAGAGAAACAGCAGAAAAATATGACATTAAAGCATACGCAATTCCGGTAAGATATGTAATTGATGATTATAATGCGCTTCTGAATAAATTACATCCGTATTGCAATGGAACAATGCAATTTTAATAAAAACATTACCGACCACAGATTGATTGTAGTCGCTAACCTTAAACAATTATAGGCAGAGATTTCTTTTCGGCATCTCTGCTTGAATGAGCGGAGGTGCTTTTTCTTTGGCATCTAAAGAACTAATCAACACAATAAATCAATATGACAATTTTATAAAGACACATCTTGTCGATGAATCCGTAATATCTGCCTACGTAGAAGCCTGTAAGGTGGCTATAAATGGTGAAAAGGATATTGAGTATGGGTTACAGCTTACAAAGCGTTCTAAGGGCATTATAGAGCAATTCTGCATGAAACAGACAGGCGGAACTATATGGGATTTAGAGAAATACGCATTTAATAATAAAATGAATTATGATCTGATTGATAAATTCTACGAACCGGTGCTACTTGAAGCACAAAATATGGTTGTTGACAGTTATTTTAGGTATCTGGAAAAGAAAAGAGAACCAAAAGAACGGTTTTATATGCCTAGAAAGAAGTGCTTTGACAAAATGGGATTGATTGAAGCACTTCAAGGAATGCTAGAGGACAAATACGACATTCTTTGCATATCTGGAATACCTGGATTTGGCAAAACGACAACAGAGAAATTCTTTAATTCCGGAATAATAGGGTGGTTTCCTAGAGACTTCAACCTATTTTATTCCCACAGTGGAGACATTACAAGAATGTATTACGATGGAGTGTACGATATTTGCACAAACGATGACGAATATACATGGAATGAGATTTTTCCGGATTTGCACGTAACAAGCACGAATGCAAAAATGGAACAATTTAACGTCGGGAAATATAAGCCGTTTCCGTCAATGCAATGTACGTCTGTAGGAAGTAAGAATGCTGGTAAGGTTCGTGCATCTAAGTTTCTTTTGGTTGACGATATGATCGGCGGTATAGAAGAAGCATTAAATCCTATGATACTTGATAAATTGTGGGACAAGTATGCAGTAGATGCAAGGCAGAGAAAAACGCAAGATTCGGACGGAAAACCATGTAAAGAAATTCATATTGCTACAAGGTGGTCTGTACATGATGTTATTGGCCGTATTCAGAATATGTATGCCGGAAATCCAAGGGTAAAGGTTATTGCGGTGCCCGATGTAGACCCGGCAACAGGAGAAAGTAATTTTGATTATGAGTTTGGCGGGTTCACAAAAGAATTTTTTGCCGATCAACAGTTATTAATGGATGAAATATCTTATAAATGCTTATACAAGCAAGAACCTATTGAGCGTGAGGGATTGTTATTCCCAGATGATAAAATCAGACGTTATCTTAATTTACCACATGGAGAACCGGAGATTGTTACAGCGCAATGCGACACAAAAGGGAAGGGAACAGATTACTTTGTGTTACCGGTATTGCAGAAGTATGGAGAAGATTATTATTGTGTAGATTGTGTGTGCGATAACACGGCAGATTATGAAGAACAATATAGAAACGCCGCCGGAGTGCTTGTAAATAACAAGGTGCAAGAATGCGAATTTGAGCGAAATGCCGGTGGTGATCGTGTGGCAATGGAAGTTAATAAGCGTGTGGAATCTGTTGGATGGATTTGCAACATAACAGACGTTCCGACGGAAACAAACAAGGAAGCAAGAATTTTTCAATGTTCAAATTGGATATTGCAGCATGTTATTTTCAAAGATCCATCACTTTATAAGCCAAACGAACCATATGGGGTGATGATGTCTCTGCTAAAGCAATATTCAGTTAGCGGGAAAAAACAGTTAGACGATGTACCGGACGTGTTTTCAAACTTTGCGTTAAGAATCACACAGGGAAGTAGGGTGGCAAAGGTCGAAGCGACATGCAATCCATTTAGGAGGTATTGATATGACAACAGCAAAATACTTATCGCAGATCAAAGAATTTGACATTAAGATTGACCGGAAGATTGCAGAAAAAAACAGGCTACGTGAAATTGCGACATCTACAGGCGGTACCGGTGATGGCGAACGAGTGCAGACTTCTAGTAAGCGTGACAAATTGGGAGATACAGTTGCAAAGATTATTGATACAGAGAAAGAAATCGACCATTCGATTGATATTTACGTGGCAAAGAAGCAAGAAATTATTAAGCAGATTGACCAGATGGAAGATATGGAGCAGTATGAGATACTGCATTTGTACTTTATTGACGGTTATACAATGAAAGAGTGTGCAAAGTTCAAGGATTGTAGTATTAGAAAAGTAAATGCAATCAAGGCAAATGCAATGAAAACATTCGAGAAAATGTTCGGGAAATTATATTATGCGTAAATTTGCGTACATTTGCACTATTTTGCACACATTTGCATATTGTTTCATTATCAAAAGTATTATATAGTTAAACTGCAAATGTTGTCTAAAGACATTTCAATTTCTTTCATAGAAAAATCCTTGGAAAAGCATCGTGACGTTATCGCGGTGCTTTTTTAATGCAATTTTTTAGGAGCATAGGATGAAAAGTAAAACAATTTACTGTCCGAGGTGCAAGCGTAAAGTAGGCATCTATGATGGGCGGTCATCATTCATAATGACATATAGTTGCCGGAAATGTGCAAAGTATATCACATACAGTCCGGCAGATAAAAAAACATCAATAAAATCAACCCCGCAAAGAGAAGTATCAAGCGGAATTACAATAATCTAGGTGGCAAAATGAGAAACACGATGTATTTACAAGACCTTGTTCATGGTCGATACGGACGGAAAATTGCATATACAAATGCGGAAGAGATAAATCCCGGAAATGTAGTTAAAGTAATCGGTAATTGCATCGGAACATTCAATTTTAATAAGACGATTATTAAATATCTATGGAATTACTACAAGGGAGATCAACCGGTTCTGTATCGAAAGAAAACAACGAATGGCGATATAAAAAATGTGGTTGTGGAGAATCATGCATATGAGATCGTGCAGTTCAAAGTCGGACAGACGTATGGCGAACCTGTACAATTTATCAGCCGTGTCGATGATGATAGAGTAAATAAAGCTGTCGATATGTTGAACGA